AAGAGAAGTAACCTTAATCTCTTCATTTACATTTTTAGTTGTTTCAACAGATTTCTTTTCTTCACTCACTTTTGTTACTTCTTTTTTAACAGACGTTGTAGCATTTTTTACGCCATTTTCGGCTTTTTCTTTATTCTTAGGATTGTTGTTACTCTTTTTGGTTTCCGTTGATTTTTGCGTATTTTTTGCTTTATCTTTAACTGTTTTCTTTTCTTCTTCAAACGGAAGTTCCTCTTCTGGTTCAGGCATAAAATTGTTGTTTGTAGTTTCTTCTACAACTTCTTCACCCTCTTCATAGCCTGCACATTCCGTACAAGGTACACTCTTATCATCAACTATCATGTTGATTCCATCACATCCCTTGCAATATTCATCATTCACATCTCCTGCCCATTTGCACACCTTCATATTATTGTCCTCCTTATTTCTTAAATCTTTCTTTCATAGCCTCAAGCTGTTCATCTGAAAATGATCTCTCAATTATAGATAGTTTCAAAGCAGATAGTGGAAGTGTGGCACATATAGAACCATCTTTATTTTCTGCATTGATCTTTACTTTGTCCGGATATTTATCTCTGAGTTTATATATCTTGCTTTTTAATCTACCTTGTGATATAGAACAACATATAGTATCAGACCCAGTAATCCACTCTATACAGTTTTCCCTATAATTATCCGCCATATAATCACTCCTTCTTCTTGCTAACTCTGAGTGTGGATGTTGACTTTGTTATCTTAGCTTTTGCCAACTTTGCTATATCAAAATCACCATTATAAACAAGCTTTTCCAAAGCGTCTTCGTCTATATATTCCTTTGTTTTGATAACAGTGTTGAGCATTGCTCCATCAAGATTCTCTTTTATGATCTCAATAGCAAGTTCCTCATTAAGTGATTCGGATGTTGATGTAGTCACTGTAGCGGTATACTTGTCTGTGTCCACCTTATCAAGTCCATTTGTCTGAAAATAATACTTGATATTATTCCCCATTTCTGTATTGGACTTTTTAAGAGCATTCTCTTTGTCTTTTGACTCCTTGTATAAGTCGATGATCTTGTTAATGTCAATTTTTGCTGTTCTTCTGCTCATTTGCTTTATTCTCCTTTCTGTTTAAAATATCTGTTCCTTTTCTTCCCCACTGATACACTGCATTAAATTCCGACATACACCCTCTATAAACAGTGTTTATGTCTAATTGAAATTTATGCAATTCCTGTATCTGTGACAATGTAAAGAACATTGTTCCCCTATTATCCTTGATTGGTGTGGGAAGAACAAGCCCTTCCGGCTTTTTATAGTCATTCGACTCATACCACTTATACCATCTTTTTAATGTGTTTGTTGATATATCCAAAATCTGTGCCGCTCTTGCGGTTGTAAACTTTTCCAATTAATTCTCACCTCCTTTATATGTAAAAATTATTCTATTACAGATTTTGGAATCCAAGTCTTCCATCCTTTAATACTTCCCACAACATCACCAGTAGATAGAATTACCTGTACAGCTTTTTCCGATTCAGATAATACTTCGGTGACCTTTACTTTAAGATATCCATTTTCTGCTTTGATTGTCCCATTTTCATCCCTGCTATAAACATCGATCCAAGTATTATATCTTCTAGCTGTTACATGTGTGTTACTAATAAACCATTCTTTTACTTTAATATAACCTTTTTCCATTTTTATGTATCTCCTTTCTTTATTATGAGTATATTGTAACACATAAAAAGGTGTTTGTAAAGTGTTTTATGTATTTTATGTAAAAAAATTCCCACATCTTACTTGATGTGGGATTGTGAATTATGAAAGAAGATAGTTGATATCTTCTATGCTAACCTTACCATCTACTAACGCATCTGCAATCTGTCCTTTCTTTTCCACTAATTCCTCAATACGTTCATCAATAGTATTTTTGCAAACAAGTGTGATTATATTAACCGTTCCCTTTGTTCCAATTCTATGTGCTCTATCTTCTGCTTGTGCTTTTAATGCCATATTCCAAGGGCTGTCTAAAAAGATAACATTCTGAGCGGCGGTTAATGTAAGACCTGTTCCCATTGCTCCAATAGTTCCTATAATCACCTTACATTTATTATCATTCTGAAATCTTTCAACTTCTTTCATGCGTTCATCTGCTTTAGTTGCTCCTGTGATATAAGCCGGATTATAAGATTTTAATTTCTCTCTTGCCACTTCTGTCATTGATTCCCAATTACTGAAAACAATAGCTTTCTGTCCACTTGCACTTATTTCTTCTATAAGTTCAACCATTCTATCCATTTTAGCTGATTCCTGAACTGTCTGTGATAATATACCTGTCCAACCTGTAGCTTGTCTTAATCTAATCATCATAGATAATGGATTGTTTGAAAACTTAATTTTCTGTAATTCATTCATAACTCCCATATATACTTCCTTATATATCTGAGCCTGTTTAGCTGTCATATCTACATATTCAATCTTTCTAAGTTTTTCAGGTAAGTCAAGAACTTCTGTCTTTAATCTTCTAAGCATTACTTCGTCCATTAATGCTCGTATTTCTTCAAGATTCTTATAACCTACAACCTGTGAACCACCCCATCCGCCTAAAGTACAATAATGCTGTTTGAACTGATAGAAGCTATGCTTTTCATAACCAAGCCAATTCAAAGGGAAATATAAATCAAGTGGATTGTTCATTAACGGAGTACCACTCATAGCAACCATATATGAAGCAGATAACAATGACATAGCTCTGCTTTGTAAAGATGTAGGGTCTTTTGACTTGTGGCACTCATCGAAAGCTATAACTGATATAATTCCTTTTTTACAAAGTTCTTGTAACTTTTCCGCGACTGGAAAATGATATTGGCTTTTACTTATCTTTTCAGCTCCTGCTCTTAATGTTTCAATATTAGTAATAATATATCTGCAATCCGGAAGATTGTCTAAATCTTCAAGTTTATCCTTTGTTGAACCTTCATAAGCTTTTCCTGTTGTCTTTCTAAACCTTGTACCGAGTACCCAGCCTTTTTCATCTGAATGGATATTGATTTCTGACTGCCAGTTATATTTAAGAGAATTGACACCGCACACAATAAGTACCTTATTGATTGTATCTGTTTTTTCAAGACATCCAACAAAATCTATAATCTGCTTTGTTTTTCCAAGACCTTGGTCATCACATAACAGGAATTTCTTCTTATTCAATCCAAATCTTACACCATCAATCTGATGTGCAAACGGTTTTGTCTTAAATTCAAAATTATTTGGTATATCAATTTCAAATTCCTGCTTATGCAAATCTTCATAAATACCATCAATTTTGATTTCTTCATTCTCAAATTTGTTGCAAAGTGAAATGATGTTATTGATTGGCATTTCCCAAGAGCGATTATTAGGATTATATATCCTTGTTCCCATTTGCTTGATGAAAGAAACAATCTCCTGGTTATAATCAAAAGATACAAACGCTGATTTTTTAACAAGTATATTGTTGGAGAGCTTTTCAGGCTCTCCGATATGTATTCTAATCATTATCTATTTCCTCCTTTTAACAAGAACAATGACATCTAGCTTTTTTATAACTTGTGTATTTTCTTCCATGACATATGTCAATATATACATCTAATATTGGATACACGATTTCTCCTTTTGTATTTTCAACTGGTTCGGTACTTTGAAAAGTTCTTAAATAAGTTGATGTACATTTAGTTTTCATATTGTAATGATGTTTATCTCCCCAAGGTCTAAATGTACAATCTCCTATTTTTATATCATCTAAACTTTCTGCAACGGTCATAACTTTATCTAAATTTCTCCACCATTTTTCGATTTCCTGCTGTAATGTGACTGAATGTGTCATTTTATTAATCTCCTTTCTTTAATGTAATTATATTGTAATACATAAAACTGAAAAATGCAAGTGTTTTTTGAAAATTTACATAAAAAATAAGGGAGAAATAAATCTCCCTTATCCATTAAATGATATTTGGTTGTGTTATATTTTGCAATGTTTCAAGATGTTTTTTGAATATTTCCTTTTCCTCTAAATCACAAGTCATATATAATTCAGATAGCATTTTTCGAATCGTGGAAAGTAACAATTCCAGATTTTCTTTTGTTCTATTTCTCGTATAAGAAACAAACAAACTCTGAATATCTGTAATAGTTTCATCCACATTGCTTTCAGGGACAAGGTCAATATTCATCTTATCTACAAGTGCCAATATTAAAAAGGCATCAACGTCAAAGTGCTTTTTCAATTCATTTTCCGCAAGCTCTTTGGCTATTGGAATACTTTCTTGAAATGTCATATAATCACTCCTACATTGCTAACATCTGTTTTACCCATGCCGTCTGCTCCACAAATTCAGCATGACTTTTATCCCACTTTTCCTGCATCTTCTGTGTAGGCTTAAATACTTTACCTATTTCTTCAATCTCAAGAACTGCTCTATCATGTAGATAATTGGCATGTTTAAGTTCGTCATTAGCCATTTCCTTATAACGATTAGCCCATTGCATATCTCCTTTTGCTTTGCATTCAACATACTTTTCAGCATAGTCCTTAGCTCCACAAAGTTCTTCTTTTATATGTTCAGCTAATTTTTTAATTTTTGTCATTATAATTCACTCCTAACTTTTCTAAAATCAAATCTATCTTTCGGTCTTGTTTTGCTAAATGATCATGTATCTCATTAACCGCTACAGATAATAAATCTCCGGCAGTATTTTGAGATAAATTTTCATTCAAGTTTTTAACACCTATAACAAAAGATAGAACATTCAATATATCTAATATATCAAACTGCTGTCTATCATCCATTAGATTTTCTCAACCACGAATGCAAGATTTTGTGCCGTTACAGCCTGTCCTCCAATAACTATTGTTAGATTTGCGGTGTCACAATCGCAGTTTAATCTTACAAGAGCTGATATAGGAAGTGTTACAATATCACCTATTGCTGTTGCTGTTGCAAGGGCTGTTGCTCCTTGAACTGGTGCTCCATCTTTGTATAATGTTGCTGTCACATTTCCTACGGCAGTAGCGGCAACAGATACAGAAGCATCTACATCATAGTAACCAGCACCCCCACAAGCATTTCCTATAGAAACACCATTTCCACCAAGCTGACAATATTTCCCATATCTTCTAATTACTGTAGATGGTACATAAGTACCACCAATACCAATAGATGTTCCTGTTGTAGTATTTACAACATATATTCCTGATTTACAACTCATAATATCTCTCCTTTCAATTAAAAAGGGAACACCGACAAGGCATTCCCTAACATTTTAAACCTTGTCTAAATGACTTAAATGTTACATCCATTATTGCAACAAGACTGATTCCAGAATGGGCTAACCCCACTTGTATAGGTTGTTGCGTTCGGATAACGAACTACACCACACATTGCTGACTGCAACTGTAACTGATTAACCTGTGCCTGCAAAGACTCAATCTTATTCTGTGCCATAGCATCAAGAATCTTCTGTGTCTGAGCAGTTGTGTTGGCATTGATAGCCGCAGTATTGATAGCACCATTGTAATTAACACCATCAATAGCTCTCTGTGTTGTGCAACAACAATCAGCTACCTGCTGTTGAACGGTGTTGAAGTTTCTCAGTGTCTCATAACCAAGATTACTTATACCATTCTGTAATCCCTGATAGTCATGCTGGAGATTGTCGTTTAATCTTCCAACTGCATTCTCAAGGTTGTTGAAGTTCATGGCATTACAAAGACCTGCTTCTGTAACTGGTTCTCCATTTACATTTCTGTTTCCACCAAAGAAACCGCCACCTCCAATAAGTAAGAGGATTAAAAGTGCGAAAATCCACATTCCACCACCAGCACCACCAAACATACCATCTTTGTTGTCGGTAACTGCGGCAATGTCTGCTAAAGATACTCCATCTGTCATAGTAGTATACTCCTTTCCTTTTGATATTTATTTGAATTTGCAAATTCCTACTTTAGTTGAGACATAAATTCATCAACATCTATTCCACGCTGTTGACATATAGAACGAACTGCTTGTTCTGCGTTCATACCTTTACCGCTTAACATACCCATGATACCTTTAACTTGACTCATGTTGTTCATCATGCTTTTAGCTTGATTAATTATTTGAGGATTTATCATTGATTGATTTTGTCCTCTGAATAGACTGCTTGCCATTATTCATCAGCTCCTTTTTAAAATCTTCAAATTCTTGTCTGCTTATATAATCTGTAGTCTCTACTTGCTTTGCTTCTTCTTTTGTTTCGGTAAAAGAAAAAGTCCTTATAGAAGGAAATCCTGCTCCATCTGTAGATTTGACATACATTATATCATTATTGGAATCAAATAAAGCTACAGTGGAATTTGCAGGCATTTGATATGCTTTTGCACCATCTATACCATTTACCCTTATAAGATTTTGACAAGGTTCTTGGGGGAAAAACTGTTGATTGTTCTGTGGTTGATTATACATATTCTGCCCTAACAATGCGGCATATGGGTTCTGAAATTGTGGTTGAAACATCATTCATCCCTCCTTTTAGGTGTGTCTATAGAATGTATGTAGTCGGATTGAATAGCATTTATTACACGCAAAATATACATGATTGGTATATCTTCTAATTCTGGTTTACTTATGATATTTATGATATTCATTTCGCTCACCTCTTTCTTTATATATAAATTGTAATAAAAAAGAACACATTCAACAATGTATTGAATGTGTTCTAAATGTGTTATATTACTTTTAAAATTTTCTTATTTACACACCTGCTTATGTGTCTTGCATAATCATAAGATATATTCAAATTTTCAGCAATTTCTTCTAGTGGTATTCCTTTTGTCCTTCCCTCAAATATTTCAATTTCTAAATTTACAAAATTGCAATTCGCTCTGAAATATTCAATTTCGGGTAATGTGAAGTCTGATATTTTCATCTTCTTCCCCTAACTCTTCTCCTAGGTGGTCTCCTTCCACTTCTAGGTCTACTACGAGAACTCCTTTTAATAACTTTAATTTTCGCCGCCATTGGTTATATCTCCTTCTCCGTTGATATAATTAGCATTACTGTTGTTATCACTAGAAATAGTTGTTTCTTCCGTTGGTAAATTCCATGCATATAGCCATGCCATATTAGTGCCAAATAACATCAGCAATGTTATGATAAACAGAATAAACCATCTTTTTGAAGTAGATTTTACTTCATGTAATAATTCGCTTGCAAGACTTTGATTATCTTCTTCCATTTCTATTCCCCCTTTTCGACTTCTGGAAGCCCGGTTGCAATGCTTGTTAAAATTGAGGTCACACCCGCCACAACAGATGCGGATACTACCACAAGCCAATTGACATCACTTAATACAACACTTGATCCAATGACACCTACTGCGGTTTGTGCCATTGTCTTAATAGCTCGTATTCCTGCCGCTTTGAACCATTTCTTTGTAAACATAATATCATGCTCCTTTCTCTAAATCATCTATTCTGTGATTTGCTGTCTTTTGTCTTTCGTCCAGCACTTCAGCCGCCTTTTCCAACTGATATACCCTCTCTATAACTTGATTATGAATGTCCTGCTTGTGCTCAAGCTGTCCGATCTCTTGGTGCATTAAGGCTAACTCTGTCTTGATTTCCTGCACTGTCACATCATGCTGTTTTCGGTTTGTATATATAACTCCTAGGAGAGTCAATCCACCTGTGATTACCGATGTAATTATCGATGTAACTGCGGCTATAATAAACTCCGTCATGCCTTACACCTCTCTTTTCTTTACCTTACTAACATAATATTGTACTTTATCCCAATCATAGCCAGCCTTCTTTAACTTCGATTTTCTTGTAAGCCCATTTCCCCATTTTCCTTTCCAGACATCCTTAGCAACCATGATATAGTTTACCTCCTTTTGTATGTCTGTATAACTGTATCCTGCTTCTGCAAGTTTTAGCTTTCTGTCTATTCCATTTCCCCATTTCCCCTCTGTTACCTCAAGTGCAATTTCTTCATTTGTCTTTTTTCCAGCTTCTGGAATGATGTTACTACCATAAGCAAAATTCATATCTACATTTCCAGATATTCCTTTTACTTTTCCTTTAGAGGAATACTGTTTAACTATACAGTTGTACTTAGGGAGGTCACTGTTATATTGTGCAAGCCATAAAGGGTACTTTGATCGAATCTCATCGTTATACATATTTCTACAATAGTCAAGGTTTGCATAAACTCCTGTATGATATCCTAGCTTCTTGACACGTTCACAAAATGCTTTTGTGAAAGCAATACATTGTGTGGATCTAAGTATTACTCCTTTTTTACAAGCATATCGTACAGTGTCGTATTCAAAATCATAGAATATATAAGTTGATTTTGGAAGCTTATACTTCTTTGCTAATTTTACAGCAAAATTAGCTTCTTTAATTGCATCTTTTTCTGTTAGAGCATAACTGAAATGATATAATCCCAAGATTGGAATATTAACGGAATTAAATCCTTGGATATGTTTCTTTAACTGTTCATCTTCGTTTGCTTTTCCATAGGAAGACCTAATAATAGCAAAGGATATATTATCTTTTTTTACTTTTCCATAATCAACATTTTTTTGAAATGTTGAAACATCAATTCCTTTTTTCATATTTATTCCACCTCTATTTTTGTCATTTCTGGGAAGTTTGTTGAATAAGTATCATACTTAGAAGTGTCTATATTGCTAGAGATATTTCCAAGTATATTTAATATACTAACTACAGCGGCTTTTACATCAGCTACAGTTGTAGCAGATTCCATTAGATTCTTCATCTCGTTTATCGTTTGTGTATCTTGATCTGATATTATTGCATCTAAATTTTTCTTGGTCAAGCTAAGCACATTTTTATAGTTTTTGCTAAAATTTATATTATAAACATCAATTATATTTTTCTTAATGTATTTTTTTGTGTTCGTTTTAGTCATATAACCTGTAGAAATGGCTGTTTCTAATGATTTAAAATGAGCATCTGTTGCACTTTTCATTTTATCAATTTTTGACTTTGGATAGATATTTGATAGTCGAGCGTCTATGATAGTGAACAATTTATTTGTACCACTTATATTTATCCCAGAAAGAGTTATAGAATACAATGGGAAACAATCCTTTGTTGTACCCCAATAAATTGATCCACTTGTGTAATTTGGCTGAACAGGTGTTCCAGTGGAAGGAGTACCTTTTATGACTTGCAGTGTAACAGACTCCACTCCGGCATTTCTTTCATATTGGGCTACAATTAAATCTATTCGATTGTAACCGTTTGTTCCATTGTCGATAGGAAGCTCTTCATAATCTCCAGCAGGTATTCTCGCATGACACCCTTTCATAACTATGTCACCGCAAGAAATTCTGGCGGTATTCACGTCCACCATTTCTAGTTTTAGCATATCCCCTACTGGAAGTACATAACTATCTTTTCCAAATATTCCAAGATTTAATGCCCTATCATCATCTGATGTGATATGTGGTTCCCCGGTCATCCCGGTAACTATTTTAATACCCATAACTTAACTCCTTTTTTATTTTAAGTATAACATAAAAATAATAAATAATAAATATTAATTTGTTTCATAATTAGTTGATAAAATCCCGTCCTCCACAGTTACTATAATATTTGATATAGTGCTGGTTGCAGATGTCTTTGTAACTGGTTCATACCCTCCAATTATATCCCCTATCTTTAAGTTATCTTCTGAATTCAATGTTACTGATATAGTATCCACGTTTATTAGTTCTTCAAATTTTGAAATTCCTGCTGATAGTAAATCTTCTTTTGAGTTGCTATTGACATTTTCGTAAATTTTCGTATAATCATCAACACCAAAAAAGACTTGATGGTCTGTGTTAAATGTCTTTCTATCTTCATTTAACCAGATGTCTGCTACTATTCTTTCTTTTAACTGCCCAGATCCTAGGCATAATAGGTGAGTTGGTAATCTTGAAGATTTAGTAACCTCCATATCCAATTTTGCATCGCAATATAGTTCTTCTTTTGAGTAGTCGATAGCAGATCTGAATGTTATTAGTATTTTTTTATACGATATATCATAATTTAACCACAGATTTTTATTAAATTTTTTTGATAATGACATCATAAGTGAGTATAAGGAACAGTATCTATCTACTTTATAATTTGATACTTCATACCCACTAATAGATTCTTTGTCTAAAGTAAAATAAGCGGATAAATTAAATTCATCTACTAAATTTGTTAGAATTTCATAAATGTCCCCACTGATATATTTATAGTCTTGTCCTACCTGTGGATAAATTATTTTGGAATTTAGTATTCCTCGATAATTTCTTCCATAGTATACAGTATTTCCAGTTATTGTCGAGGGAGTTTTTTTGTCAATAATACCCCCATATTCAGTATAAGGTATATACACAAACCCATCATCCATTATTGACTGTGTTTCAGAATTTACAGTTAATGTATAGTCCATTGTATTTGTTGTGTCAAAATCCATGTTAAATTTATTAAGGATGCCTATATCTTTCATATTCTTGTCTGTGTATATTAGCTCCATGAAGGTTCACTCCTTTCGCAAATTAAATCAACGGAAAAATTAAAGTCACCTTCCCAATATACTTGATATGATCCAGCAGTTAATGCCATTCCATCCAACATTTCGTTGCTGATTCTTTTGTCAAATACATTTATAAAATTTCCTGATGAGGATGTTATATAAAATTTTTTGTTATAGGAATCTAATGTAAGTGTATCCGATTCCGCCAAATTTGTATTGACACCGTATGTTTTATTCGCAACCCTAACAAAAGGATTAGAAGCTATTCCAAATATTGTAATCACTGGGTATACTTTTAAAAATGTATCAATATCAATAGTGTCTGAATATCCTGTATGTGTTAAATAGTCGTATGGGTAACCATGTGGATAATCTAAAAACTCACTTGTGGACATGGAGTTAAATTGAAAATCCTTTTTTATATCTTTTAACCATGTTCCATTTGATGTTGGAACAAGCATAAATTCTATCTTTGATGGGTAGTTAGTTATAAATTTTTCTGGGTTTTGTTTCGAGATAAACATACATGGCAATCTATACCCATTGTATACTATATTTCCAGATTTCCCACTTATAGAATCTTTTTCAAATACAGAGAATAATTTATCACAATTATATTTATAATTAGCGTAGTTTTTGCCTGTTACAACTATTGTTATTTTTTTTTCAATAGGATCTTTGTATACGTTCTTTATTCCAATGCTGGACTGATTGTATCCCCATTTATAATCAAATAAATTAGTTTCCGCCAGCATTCTATAAGGAGGGCGAGTGAAATACACTCGCTCCCCATTTGAGTTTTCATAATAAAGCATATCTTTTTTCATCATGCAAAACCTCCTATGATTGAAGAAGAATTTACGGTTCCAAGTAATCTTCCGGCTTTTCTACTATCAATGTTTACAGATATTCCGGCTTTTTTAATTCCACTTGCAGTAGCATCCCCAATTTGGTCGTAGTCTATACTTGAGGAATAACTAGCGGCTAAACTTCTGGCGATCGATCCTGTGGTGTCTCTTATAACACTGTGCATCTGATCTGCCGAGGATGTGCTTACTTGTGATGCCTTTACCTGTGATAGTTCTTTCTTTGTATTTTTCTTTTGTTGTGTTTTTTCGGCTTTTTCTTGTGCCTTTTTAAGGTTTGAAGCTATGTTGATACTTTCATCAATTTTAAAATTCTTTTTTAATGTCGATGTTACATTATTACAGAATTTTTTTATTGCATCCTCAACTGCTGTACCTTTGAATGATTTCATAAAACCATTTATAGCATCTTGCCCGGATTTTGTAATGTCAGAAACAAGGTTAGACATTAATCCAGATACTTTTGTTGTATAATTAGATTTCAAGTCATCAATATCTTTTTTGTACCAAGCATTTGCAACTCTTTCACTTGCTTTTTTCTTTTTAAGAAATGACTTATCATATTCTTCAAGCTGTTTATTATCTAGCTTGAGAAGTGCTTGAGTAAATGAATATCCTTCTTCTACCCCCATACTTGTTATCTCATTCATCAAATCTTCGCTTATGTTTGATTTTAATCTAACAAGATTTTTTTCATATTTATTGATATCCTTTGTCTGTTGTTGTAAGTCTTTTGCACTTATTATTATATTTTCTTTTTCGTCTTTTTTGTATAAATCACCCCAATCTAGTAGAGAGCTAGCCAGCTCCTCACGACTTGATTTAAGTTCATCTAAAGCGGAAGTATAAGAATCAGTAAGCGTATCCATAGATTCCTTGAACTTTGTTATTTTTGAATTTACTCCAGATGTTAGTTCTTTAACTAATTTTGAGCCTTGTTCTTTAAATTCAGCTTCAGGCATTACTTTTTTAAGTGTGACAAGAACTGATTCACCCAGCTTTGTTACTTGATCCGTTACTGCTTTTGAATTCTTACTTATACCTTCAGCAATACCTAATGAAATGTATTTACCAACTTCGTCTCTCATCACAGTGGAAGGTGAATGAATACCAAAGAAGCTTTTTAATTTATCTTTTACTCCATTTGTAAATTCTTTGATCTTACCTGTCAACCAATCAAATTTATCATTGATACCGTTCCAAATACCTTCAACTATATTTTTTCCGATATCCCATATCTTGGATGGTAAGTCTTTAAGCCCATTCCACAAATTGTTAAAGAATTCGGTAGCGGCTTCTTTTGCTTTTTCTGGAAAATCTCTTTTAAAGTCCGCAAGTTTATTAACGATTTCCAATGCTTTGTCTTTAATCTTTTCAGGTAGTGATTTTATTCCATCAATAAGATTGGTAAAAAATCCCTTTGCCGCATCTTTAGCTTTATCTTTGGCTTCTACTGCAAAATCTATAAACTTTTCAATGCCCGGTTTCAAAATTTCTGTCCATAAGGTTTCCGGAATAGAAAGAAGCCCTTCTATTATAGCCTTGATTATATCAGGCAACGATACGACCAACGCCGCAATAACCTCTGGGATTGCCTTTACAAGTTCAAGCATTACTTTTAGGAAAGTCTTATAGATTTTTATTGAGTTAGAACTAAAAAATTTAGTAACGGATGTGATTAACTTTGGTAACGCAAGCAATAGCTTTTGAATTACTTCTGGTAATGCTTCGACTATAGCCATTAATAAATTTGTAGCGTCATCTAACAAAACTGGGGTTTGTTCTGTTAGTACGGTGATAATTTGATTTATTATCTGTAACAGTAAATCAATTAATTGTGTCAGCCCATCAGAATTTATATATTCAGTTAATTGATTAATCAATGTGACTATAGAATTTATCACTTCCGGAAAAGCGTCAATTAATCCTTGCACGATTGTTTGTATTAATTCTGCCTCAAATTCAATTATCTGAGGGATCAAGGAAACTAATAAGTCTAGTATTTGCGGCAGAATTGTTTGGAATAATTCATTCATCTGCGGCAGTATATCATAAAAGGCTTCTAAGATTTGTGGTATTAAATCTTTTATTGTTTGTATTATATCCGGTAAGCCTTGTATAAATCCAGAGGTCAACCCAGTTATTATATCCGTTCCAGCCTGTATAAGCTGAGGGGCAACTTCGTTCAGCAGTTCTGGTATTTTTCCAGCAATCATTGGAAGTAAACTGGCTATGAGATTTGATGCACCTTGTAAGGCTATCTCAATTCTTGGCATTATATTCTTTGACCATGTATCAACTGATGTTACAAATTGATTTACCAATTCATCAAAATCTGCTTGGTCATCCGCTATTCCAACTAACAAATTATCCCATGATGCCTTCATTGCATTTGTAGAACCTTCTATTGTACGTGCCGCTTCCTCATGTGTTGTTCCGGCAATTCCAAGGCTTGCTTGCATTACAGATATGGCATTGATGATATTTCCAAAATCTAATGATCCATCTTCCACAGATACATTCAGCTTTTCCTGGATATCTGTCATTTCAGAAGCATCTGAAATAAGACGCTTCATCTCTTCTTTTGTGCCACCATAACCAAGCTTTAAGTTATCCAACATGGTATAGTTCTGTTTAGCAAAACCCTGATATGCGTTCTGGATCATTTCCATGCTCGTACCCATCTTATTAGCATTATCAGACATATCTATAATGGCACGGTTACCAACTTCTGCGGCTTTCTCAGTATCTCCCCCTAATGACTGTACAAGTGAAGCACTAAAACCTGTGATCTGTTCCATGTATGCGTTTGCGGATAATCCTGCTGTATCATATGCTTTTGCCGCATTTTTCATCACTGTTTCTTGTGCGGACATTAAAGAATCATATTTATCTTTTACTTCGTCAGTAGTTTTTCCAACTGATTTAGCATACTCTTCGAGTGACTTATCCCCTGCACCAAAAAGAGTATTAACACCACCAACTAACTGCTCATAACTCGAATATGCATCAACCGATTTTTTAACAAGCACACCAACAGCAGTTGAAGCTACACCAATCCCAGCCCCAACTCCCTTAATGACTGCTACACTACCTTTTAAAGCTGTGGATGCAATGTTACCGAATTTTTCCATCTTGTTTACAGATTTTTCTGAATCATTGCCTAGTTTGACCATACTACGATCCGTTTTATCAGTTTCTTTTTTCAGCTCATTTAATTTCTTTTTCGCTCCAGACGCATCCATATCAGTTTTTATTGTAATTCTTCCATCTGGCATATAGTCACCCCCTAGCAATTATAAAAAAGATCATTTATTTCTTTCATTGTTTCATCCTCTTTTTCTATTATTCGGCGAGGTAGAGCCCAAGCATCTCGATTCTTTTGACATTGTCGTTCATAACTTGTGTTATCTTTTTCCCAGCCTCTTAATGACATTATTTCCATCATTTTAGATGACGATGGCAAACACAATAGTAATGCCTTAAATTTGTGCCAGTGCATATATTCTATATCTACAAGATCAATATGGTATGCTTGCATAAATGACCCAAATATATATTCACCATCCAAGACATAATCAATGATATCGTTCCCGTTGCTTGGTGAAGATTTTGGTGTAGCGTTAGGATTATTATAAAAATCCATCAAAGCATTAAAAAATTCAGGATCTTGTGGGACTTTATTTTTAAATAAATATAAAAACTTATCAAGTGTTTCATCCTGCTTTATAAGTTCTCCAAATTTTATCCAATATCTAAAGTCTGTATTTATTAAAAAAGACTTGCCATTCACCTCAATGGCTTGTGGCAAGTCCCTGCAACGAAGGTCTATCATTTATCGTTTATTTCCTTTTCCAGTGAAAATGGAGTAATCAACATTTCCTAATGTTTCTAACACTTTCAAGACCTTATCTGCTTCTACATCGTCTAATGTTTGAGATCTTCTTTCTGTCTGAAAATCAGTAAGCGGTTTTTCGTATGCATCAATTATCTTGAGCCACAAGATGTTTAATACATTTGGGTCTACATCCTCAAATTTTCCAAAATCTGATTCAAATGTATCCTTACCAATAATCTCTGACTCAAGGTCATACATTTTTTTACACTTTTCACGCACTGTAGCGTTTCCTTCATTAAATGTATCCACTTTTTCCAACTTATCAGATATTCCAAAAGAATAAGGTACTAAATCGTAGTTAGCTCCATCAAATTCAATACTATAATTCATCATATTATTTGCCTCCTTAAAATAATATACTATTCGTAGTCATTAACATCTAGCAAATCATCGGATGTATAATTTACATATTTAGATGATTTACTGGTCTTTTTTCTTGGTAAATTACTCCTATTCACTGGGAGTTACTGTAAACGTAGGTGCTCCTTCTGTGATCGTATATGTTCCCTTCTCGATGTCTCCACCCATTTTAATAGAAAATGTAATCTTTCCATCAACTGTGTTGAGCACCTTAGATGTAAGTGTTGCCATGCATCTCCAAGCCTTTTTGTCTTTTCCACCGAAGCACATAAGGAATGGAACCTTTACGTCCGAACCTACAGGAAGGTTATATAACTGGCTAAACATGAAGTCATAAATAGGATTTCCTTCGTAACAAGCAATCTCCTGTGGAAGTTCTGGCTTGTTAGAATTGATTTCTGTTACAGCATTTGCGTAACAGATATAGTCCATATCTTCTTCTTGTTCACCGACAGTTAATTCAAATATAGTTGAGTAATCAATTCTCTTCCATGTGTTTGCGGCAAAAGTTGAATCTTTGGCGGTGTCTAAAAATGGAATGAACTGATCTCTTGTGAGCTTTTTCATTGCGTCTGCCATGATCTTTATTTCCTTTCTTCTAAATATTCTATATAAAATTGCCCTTCATATCTTGCGATATTTGGGTTATCATTGGTTACATATATTTCAGGAGCTTTATAGGTTGCCCCTATTTCATTCACAATATACCCATCACCAAGTTCTGGGTATTCTTTTAAATTATTTTTTCTTTCTACAAATGATATAATTTCATCAAATGCTTTTATAGCATCTAAATTTATATCACTTGTACCACCATCATCATATTGTTTTACAAGCTCAATATTAAATATCAATCTAACTTCTTTTGAACCATTTAAAAATGTATTCAAAGTTAAGCTAGCCCCACTGGAAGTTACAGAAGAAGTATCAGAATCTAAAGGAATTACATTAAAATATACATATCCTCCCATTTCCGGGCATTCATTCAGCCAAATGGATATTTTTTCATATATATTCATGTCACATCCTCCTTAAATATTCCGTTACTTCTTTTGCTACATTATCCACATTATCTTTGTATGCTGCTTTTTCCCAATGACTTTGTGCTAAAGGGTGCTGTTCTTTTGAGTACCTTAACTTCTTACCGGATTTACTCAAACCTTCCCACTGGTAGTGTGAGTAATTCTGTATATAAGACACTTCAAAAGGTTTTGTGGCATCAGCTGTTTGATAAAGCATTCCTTGATCCATTGGAACGTACTTATCCATATACCTTTTCCATGTAGCCGCTAAGAACAGCCCTAGTTGATCATTATTTGTGATACTGTCAACGATTTTTAAAGGTATTTCAACGACAACTTTAACGGACATACAATTTATACCCCACTAACTCTAAATTCAAAATTCACGGCTAATCTTCTTTGTACTTGTTCAATACTCCTGATATCACAAGTATTAGGTTCATAGTCATTTTTTATTTGAGTTATATTTTGAGCGGTTACATCCTCTTTCACTTCATCAAGGATTATAACATCCTGCTCGGATAATGTGTAGTAACCTGTTTTATCTTCAAGCTTTTTCCATTCCCTGTAGGGTAAATATTTACCTGTGAATGGAATTAAAATAGTAAATGTTTGCCCCATTGAAACAACGCTTCCATTTACATTTGATATTCTATCTTGAGCATATACGCAATTTTTGATAATCGTTTTATACCATACATCAAGGTTAGTAGTAGAATCTTTTCTTTTTAACTTATTCAGTAGTGTTATCGTTCCATCCACGTTTATACACCCACCTTCCTCTGTAAAAAAGATTTGGATATTTAGGATAAAGATATTCTAGCATTATATTCTTGAATTTAGTCAATATATACTGCTCAGAATCTTTATCTGTTGCAAATCCAAACGATTCTATACCATTACTGTACGAGGTTATGTTTCCAGTGCCTTCTTTTGATGTATTGGCATTCATTGTTATATCAATCAGTTTGACCTCCAACCTTTGAACCACTTCTGGAACTTCTTCCAACGTCTTTATGAACTCTGAAAGTCTACCAGCTGTTACATAGTCCATTTTGGATTCAGTGTCAAATTGTAAAGAAGGGAATGCATCCTCTGAACACTTCCCACCTAACTGTTGATACTGTTCAAAAGTTAAATAACTCAAAAGATACATCCCCTTTCTCTACTCAGCCTTAGGTGCGGAGGCTACATCTGTAGCTGACTTTTTATTTGTCTTTTTCGGTCTTGCTTCAACTCCACCGCTTTTCAGCAGGGAGTTGATAACATCCGGGTTTTCCGTAACTAATTCACTACCATTCGGCATCTTTATAATCATTCGATCACCTCTTATGATTCAGCATGAGTTCCATCGTACCAGTAGATGGTATCTGGTGTAACTGCCTTTGTTCCGTAGTTAAAATACAGCTCGATAGCAACTGCGTTTGAAAGAGGAATCTTTTCAGCTGAATAAGCCTGAGACATAACTGGCTGAGCGATGGACTCATTCATCATAATCACAAACTTAACTCCTGCTGGAAGTCTATTTGAGCTATAGCATCTTACGCCATGATACATCACAAATGATTCTGTAGTTGTATCGACGTTCGTATTAACTACTGTATCAAGATACATTCTCATTTGTGAGTATGTCTCCGCATCAAATACGATTCTAATCATATCCCTAGGAAGACCGTCGATATAATCGTTTTTAAGGTTTTCCAATAAAAGGATAGCATCTTCTACGATGTTCTGAATTGATGTTACTGCCTTGGCTGGCTTAAACTGTGTACCGGATGTTTTTCCCACTGCAAAGAATTTCTCATCCAGTTCAGCCGCCATTCTCATTGCGTGGTTAGAAGATCTTTTTGCAACGATACCATCTACACCAAGGAGCTTGATATCCTTATCTTCAATCTCCTCTACAAATTCCTTGTCTGTGTCGATTGGAATAGTAACTGTCTTACCTTTTACAGCATTACCTTTTCCGGCTGTTCTTGCCGTTCCGTAATTCTGTGAAGCTGAGTTTACAAATCTTTTAGCTTCAACTGTACCGGCTGTTGGATCTCCTGAAAGATCAGTATTCTTTAACTGTACAGATACAGCCTGTTTCTGCACGTTTTCAAGCACACCATCATATGCTTCTTTAAGTAGCATCTTACCAGATTCACTGCCATCTAATAAGACATTCAATGACTCAATTCTTGTTGTTTCTGCCATTTTTTACTCCTTTCAATTTACCACACTATAGGGTGTGGCTTCTTTTCTGGTTCTGGCTTTAATTCACTACCAGAGCCCGACATTGGTTTATTATCAACTTTTGAAGAAAATGAAGGTTTAGTCCCCGGATCTGTCTTTTCATTAACAAATGCACCTGCATCCTGTTCCTTGTACTTGTTTACATAATCATCAAAGCCTATAAGCTCCCCATCTTTCATCTTAAGTGGGTCAGCGGTTATATCCGCAAGAAAAGCTTTCTTTGCTGAGTTACTTGTAAACTTGAGCCCTGCGACCTTTTCCTTGATAGCGAACTCATAAGCCTGATCTGCCAACTTTTTCTCGTAATCAGCTTTTGCTGTCTTATAAGTATCTTGGAGTGTGCCAAGTTCTGTTTCGAGCTTAGATAACTTTTCCGTATCTGTTCCAGCATCTTTGAGCTTCTTTTGAAGGTCTTTGATATCTGTATCCCTTTGCTTAATATCTTCGTCATACTTTGTCTTATAAGTATCACGTTCACCCTCTGCCTTTTCCAGCTTGCTTTGAATATTATTGACCTCACTGACAGTCTTATAATTTTCATTCAATGCCTTGTCAAGATCACCTTTTTTGTCTTCCGGAACTTCGATTCCGATTCCTTTTAAAATATCATAGATATTTTTCACTGCATTTTCCTCCTACATTCTAAAATGATTTATAAATCCCGCTTTCCGGGATATGGAATATTTACATTTTGTATTATACAAAAGTTATCCACATTTGTAAAGTATGAATTAACAAGTTATCAACAGATTATAAACAATAAAAAAGTTATCCACATTAAGCTGTGGATAACTTGTTGATAACAGTTATCTGAACTTTTTAATATCAAATCCAGGTACATATGCTCTATCATATCTTGTTCTTAACCCAGCTCTTTTGCTTATATAATAGTAAGTCTTTTTTAGATTTCGCAAGGATTCTTCTTGTTTACTTATATCAACTCCAGTTTTTTTCAGTGTGACAATTTCATCTTGTTTATACCGCATACTTGTTTCTGTCTTTCTCATAAGCTGACTAGCTTGATACCTTGTAACTTCTTTATCTTTTATTTGTATCTTCTCTGTGGAATATTCTTTTAATTCCTGTAATTCTTCGGGGCTATATGCAGGTTTTGAAACACCTAATATAATATAACTTATTTGGTGTCTACAATTACAAGTACCAATCTTTCTTTTTAAGCTGTCGTTTACTTTTTCAAATTCTTTCAAAGTATACTGTTTACCCTGTACTTTTATATGATCTTCTGCACAAAGCCCATGTGCATCAATCTCTATTCCGTCAGCTCCGTATTGTTCTCCACATTCTTTTCTAATACCATTAGATACTTGGCGAACCCCATCCATTATATTCATTCTTGCGGCACTGTCTAATCGTCGGGTTAAACCACTCGCATACTGTACTCTTGCACCATTTACAGATTTATCAAGTACATACTTTTTTATAGCTGTATCATAGTCTCCAACACCTCTTGATATGGCATCAACTGCAAAATCTATCGTATCCCTGTAGGTCTTATTTATAACTGTTGTATTAGCCATGTTAATAAATGTATTTTGAGTGAGTTTTTGAACACTAGCTATATATGTTTGTAACCTGTTATTATCTTTGAATTTTGGTTGTTCAACATTTCCGGCTTTATATAGATAAGATACATCCTTATAGATATCTTTAGCTACTTTCAAATATAAAGCATTTATATCGTTTAGGGCTAAACCTGTCTGCATCATAAGATATTTATTTATTTCATCTATATTTCCGCCAGTCTTTGTCATTTGTTCTATCGTATTCAAGTCTTCAGGAGATAGTGTTCCTATCTCCTTTAACTGCTTGGCTAATAAATCGAGATAATAAGTATTCACTTTTTCAAATCTTTGTGCTATCACATATGATATAGCTGTAATTTCATCCAGTGTTATCACTCATTCTCAGCCCCTTTATTCTGTGTTTCTTTGTCAATAGTTCCTTCTGCCTTTCTTGGTTCCTCTTCAGAATCTAATGTAGGTTCTGGGTTTGTGGAAAATAAATCGTTAAGCATACTACTTTGTTTAGCTTCATCTATCTTATCAATTTCAAGCTGTGCGGATTCTACAGATTCACCAGTATACCAAGCTCTTACTTCTGCTTTGCTTAAAATTCCGGCATTTTGGAGATTTAGCTTCTGTTCCAGTTCAGTATCTGTATCTGTTAATATACTATCTTTCCATTCTATATTCGTGTCATAGTCACCGGAAGGTATAAGATTGTATAAATCACAGTATACAGATATAGCATACACTGTATCCATTAAGCATTTTTCAAGCTCATCTTGTATAGCAGATATAGTGATGTATGTTCTTTGTTTTAATAGTTTAATCTCCGTAGCAGTTCTTGCTTCACTTTCAACTTGAGCTAGCGTACCCCTTGCAAGTCCGATTAAATCTTCTATCTTATTAAGATATACGTTCAAACCATTCATATAGTTGGTATCTCTTAAAGCTGGAGCCCATTCTTTATATGTCTCATCCGTACCTAAATCAATGTTCCTGTATAGACGATTCTGACAAGCATCCAAATTTGTAACCTTACCAAAATACCCATCACTGTATGTTACGGCAGTTGGATCTACATCAATGGCAAGCTGACCACCATTGTATTCCCAGTCAAGTCGGCTAAACTGTTTATCTGCTAATTCTATCATTTTGATTGCAGGACTAAAAATGGATATACCTAAAGGGCTACTCATATCAACATTATTTGCAAGTGGCACCTTAAAGCATCCGAATAGTGGCTTTTCCATATTTTTCAGCACAACAGGTTCTTGTGATATATTAGCCCATTTTTCAATGCTTGATAATGGTACTTCTGTTCCAAGCTCTTGTTCTGTATCATCATTTGAGTTAATATACCTTGCTTTAAATGCTTTGTTCTGTACGGTGATTTCTTTCTTTAACTGATTAAATGTCTGTCTTTCTATTTTTGTATAAATAAAATCTCCTGATACAAAAGAATCATAAAAAGCTATATCAGTGATGTTTCCATCATCATCAAACGTGATTGGATAAAAGTCACCTTGATAATTAAAGTCAAGATAAACACTATCATTATTCACGTATGGCTTTATAAGCATACCACCCATTGCAAGAGCTTTTTCTAATGCTTGTGGAAGCTTTTTAATAAGCCTTTTCTTATAAATGTTATTGAGGTATGTGGCTCTAGTTGTATCTTCTTCCTCTATCTTGTCATTTTCCACCTCATCCTCTTTTCCGGGTTCGGTTATGCTTGTTTCCATTTCCGAAAGCACCTGTTGCTGAACAGATTGGCAAATCATTTTTCCAAGCCCTAAAGAATAAATGCCATCTACATCATCTAACCAAGGACTCTCATCTTTATACACTTTTTTCCAAAGATCCATTGCGTCGGACATTTCATCAGATATAGCACATTCTGTTATATCTGATGATTCTTTGTACCCAAGCATCTTTTCAAGTGCCTCATATAATAAATTCAATAATTTCTTTATCATTTAAACACCTCACTAATTTCTATCTTTCTGAACCCTGGAATAACAACTTGTGCCATATTATTTTCTCCTTTTTATTAGTTTAGCATACTATCATCAAGCTCGATTGCCCACTTCATGGGTGCCCCGCCGTCACTCGTCATATACTTTTTGCTGTTTAAATCAAACACATAGTGATCTTCTGAATTTTTATTTATATCGCATCTGTACAAACCGTCGATGATTGCATTTTTATCCTTTAATGCGATTGCTGACATTAAAACGAGATTATCAGCAAATCCATACACATTACTTAAATTGTAAGTTATTGATGTACTATCTGATAATGAGAACATATAAGTGCCAGCTGAAATATATCCATATACACTTATCTTTTCGTCTGTTCCAATAACAGATGCCTCACATATACAATATTGTAAGATTGCGTTTTCTTCGGTTCCGAATTTAAAAAGTGCCACGCCATTTTTGCCTTTTGAATATCGAAGCGAAAGATTCTTTACGGTTGATGAATTTATTATAGAAACTCTGCACATTAAATTACTGCTTACAGCAGTACCTGTCGTTACTTGACCGTTAATATACCTCCGAACCTCAAAGTAATTTGACATGATCTGGCATAGCCAACCATTATCTGTATTTGTTCCTTTGTACAACAACCATTTGCTACCGCTTGTCATAATCTGTAAATTACAACCCAAAGCTGTAGCGATCTCCTGCATCTTCTCGTCTGTTATATCTGCCTCATATTCTTCTGCACTTGAACCAAGTGCGGGTTTTATCTTGTACAAATTTATAACTTTATATCCTAACATTTATTCTACCTCCTTTGGTATTCCATATAAAGAAAAAAGTATTCCATTTGTGTATATGGTAGTGTCTACATAACCACTTACCCCATATCCACCAGACGATATTTTTAATATATTCTGAATCATTTTTTCAAAGCTATCATCTGGGGCTGTTTGCACACCCATTTCAGTGATAACCTGTGCAAACCATTTCTTGATATCACTGACATATTTTTTTAACTGTGAAACCAAATCCACAAAATCCTTCGGTTGTGTTATATTTACGTTTTCTAAACTCTTAAAAACTGGTATTTGGTTAATAACACTTTCCCATTGCTGAATTATCTTGTCATTTTCATCCGTGATTGTGATTATAATTTGGAAATAACACATTCCGGCATACACACTTGCATTACTTCCAACAACCCAGCTGAATGTGATTGTGCTATCCGTACTTTTCACCGTGTCAATCATATATATGTCTGACACGGATTCATCTGTATCTGTATCAACATTAGAATAGTTTATAGTTATATTTGCTTTTGAAAAATCAATATCCGGTAATACATTATCTTTATATAGTTCAAAATCAATGATATTTACATCCTTGTCGTTTTGCACGAATCGAACGAGATTATTTGATTCTATATTTATTGAACGAGCATTTGTTAATGTGCCTTTATATTTAACAGACATTTATTCTCCTTTCTTATCATTGTTATATTTAAGCAATTCATGCTCTAAATACCACATAGCTTTTCCAAGGTCTTTTATTCTTTCTTGTCCTGGTTTCTTTCCGGCTCTTGATATATATTTAACTACATTTCCAAGACAGAAATCAAGTCCCCATGCATCAATAACCTTGATTGCTTCATAAGGGTTATCTTTACCCCCATAGTATTCAGGATGATTGATTTGCTCATTACAATTTGACATTATAACATACCTCCTTATTATTTTAAATACATTATTTTCCTTTTCTCTTCCATACTGTTTCCATAGCATATCTTGTCATATCTATACTATGATTCTTTTTATCTGGATAATTAGATGTAGGATTACCATCTTTGTCTAATTCATATTCATACTTTTTAAATTCTTCCGCTGTTTCCGGACACCTCTTAGGATCTATCACTATCTTTACAAGTGATTGCAACCATTTCATTCCATATCGGATAGACCCGGGTCCTTTTTCTGCGGCTCTCGCATTAATCCCATATGACCTATAGTCGGCTATGGATTTCTCTTCCGCACTATCACACGTTACTACATCATATCTACCTAGATTAAATTCATCTTTCAATACTTGAGCAGTATCCGCATTTTTCATTTTATTCGTTCGGAACTCCTCAAATATATATAGTATCAACCTCCTACTATCATAGTACATACATCCATAGTGGAAAGGATCTGGATACCAGCCCCAGTCAACACCCCTATACAAATTATCCCATCTTGCTATTTCTTCATCTGTTATTTCTCTAATTTCCAAATTGTCAAATACTTCTGTACCTGTGCCAACCGGGATACCCATATATTCATGTTCATATGCTTTTGGATTTACTTCTTTCAACCATTCGGCATCATCTATAAACTGTTGACCCAACCATTCCTTAGGTGATGTAAGATAGGTTGTCTGTGATACATAAGTATCTTTCTTTAGCTTTTCCTTTTCTATATATTCATTAGCCCAGTTCTGTCTTGACTTTGGTGGGTTCATAGATTTAAATACTAAGAAATCATCTCCACCACGAACTACTGACTGTTGAACCTTTCTTATTTCTTCCTCTCCGCCGAACTCGTCAAACTCCTCAAACCATAGATAAGCTATATATCCAAATGGTACTTTTATAGATTTAGACTTTGCGGCTTTGTCTAATCCTTTAAATATGATCCTCTGTCCTGTTGGAAGATATTCGACTCTCATTGGCGACTTAGTCAACTTCCATAAATGACTTACTCCCAATTTATCAATAGCCCATTCTATCTGTGCATATACAGAAGTTTCAAGTGTATCACCGACCTTACGATATATGACTGCGTGCTTTTGACTATTCTCTTTCTTCATCATATCAAAAACAATCTCTACAGATGAATATGACGATTTCAATGAACCACGTCCACCAATCAAGTCATAGTAGGTATGCTTTTTGCTTTGTACATCCTTGTGAACTTTATAAAAGGCTGGTCCTATGCAGTCAGTTAATACAGTACCTTTAACTTTCTTCATTCTCATCTACCTCATTTGGGATGTTATCAATGATATTCACCGCACACTCCACATTAAGATTTCTAGACTTAACATCTAATCGTCTTGCTAATTCGCCTGCGGCTCTTGTTCTATCCTGTATGGATACATCCATATCAAATTGATCCTTTGCTTCACCTCGCATTACTGAAGTAAGATATTCCATAACCTCTTGAATATCTGCTATCTTCTCAGATTCTAACCGTTCATTAATAGCTTCTATATACTCTGCCACTCTATGGTTTTTTAACAAATTACAGCCTTGTACACAAGCTGTCTTTGGACTATAACCTGCTTTAATAGCTGATTGAGTTATATTATTAGACTCTTTATAAGCTAATGCGAAGTTAATTTGTCTATTGTTTAAATGCTTCTTAGCTTCTTTCTCTCTTTCGGTTTCTTTAGTCATTTTTTACCTCCTGCCATATATCATTTAATGCTTTAATTACTTGTATTTGAGAGGGTGTTTCTATTATTTTATTCTTCCCTCTTTTAGCTATATACATCTTTATATATCTATCTTTTTCAGCACTATAGAATTGATATGTATTTATAGTTACATATACTTTTTTTTGTTTTAAAGCTGATTGTAATTTATATATTAATTTACCTGTATCCAATTATTTCAATATCCCGCCTTTCCCGAAAATTTTTAGTTATTTTTTTATTTTTCTATAATATTTATATTAGTATTCTATTAATATATTATATATAAATTTGTTATTTTTGTAAACATATAAAAAAGAGCTTACCTTATATTGATAAGCTCTTATGATTCTATTTATCCCGCCTTGCTAATCTTTTTCTTTTCTGTTTATAATAATTACATAACATATTGCCAGTTACTTTTTGGTCATATATCTTTTTTGTCTCCTCTAAGTGTTCTTTTTTATATGTATTATATGCCAAGCAAGTAGCATGACATCCTAATGTCCTTTCTGGGCAGTTAAGACAAGGTCCAGTTATCATATATTTATCTCCTTTACTTTGTATCTAGTATTTCAAATTTTTCCATTTGCTCCTCAAACCATTCATCTGCTTGCTCTATATCTTCCACAGTTTTACAGTTCAAAAGCTTTGATCTAAAGATATTTAGATTTTTAGACATTTTTTCTAGCTCCCTTTCTAATTTAAGTGTTTGTCTTATTTGTGTGATTAATATACTATTTACTTCTTCCATCTTGTTCTTCCTCCCATAACTTTTTATGATTATTTTCTTTTTGATATTTTCTCCAGCACGTTTCCCCCATTCCGATTTCAATAGCTTTTGGATTTTTTAATTTTCTTCCACATCTTTTACAGGTTGTTTGTTTTAAATCGTTCATATCCTCTCCTTATTTTTTGAAAATATGATATAGAAATCCTATACCTATGACTATGACTATAATGTATAACACTGTCATCTTATCTTACCCCCTCTACAGTTATGTCTATTTCCATACAATCCTAATTGGATATCAATAGCCTTTTCAATTTGATTGTAGTATTTATCATTTATCACACTATACTTACTACTTAATAAAGACTTGTCTATAGATGTAATGCATTCCGGTACCGTGTAATTCGTTATCCCATTAATTGGTAAATAACGATGCTGTGGTAAATTGTCACAAGATGTTGTGAGAGGCATTATATTCACTATTGAATTATGCCTGTTATTAAAATTATTTGAAATTACAACACAAGGACGTATTCCACGCATATAATGATCTTTTTGTCCATCGTACAATCTAGGGAACACTTTATCTAAATCAACCCAATAAACATCTCCTCTTAATATCATTATTTCCTCCTTCCTAAAAATCGCTTGGTAATATAGTGCCAAGTGCTAAAAACATATTAACGAACATCTTTATTACTAATGTATGGTTTGTGTACCCTGTTAATGCATATATAAACATACACACGATAGCATACAAAAAAAAGTATACTGATATTGTGACTAGCACAATATCTTTTATTTTATTCTTCTTCATAATATAGCTCCTTTCTTTATTATGTGTATATTGTAACACATAAAAAGGTAAAATGCAAGTGATTTTTGAAAAAAAAAAACAGCCTATTCTTATACCTGTACCTGAAAGAATAGGCTGTCAAAATGGAGAGTAGAAAGAGAAAACTGTATTACAGAACATTTGTATTATAACATACTATTTTAAACAATACAACACTAGATATTCAAGTGCTATATCTTCATCAATCGTTCCCATTTTTATCCCAGATTCCACACTTTGACAAGTTAGCATATTCCTTTTAACTTCTTGCAAACTGTAACCACCGACATTTTTTGAACACCTCCACAACTCTCCTTTTGTCATTCCTGTTCTTTCCATTGCATCCTGCTTATTGTTTCCAAGCCCTTGGTATGCAAGTAAATTTCTAAATCCATTATAGAGAATAGAAGCTATCATCATTGCAGGTTCACCTTTTCTTTTTGCTTCATTGAGTTTCTGTAGAGCTGTTTCTGTATAGCCTCCCAATACTGCATTAGTCAATTCAAAAGTTATATCCCCTATTTCTTTATAGAATAACCCTTGTTTGTCTAATTCTGTGAAACAAGTATCTATGCTCTTTAAATGAACATGACCGGAATCTGTGATAGACATATTATAGGAATCGTATTGTATTATTTTATCAATTTCTAATAAAATTCTACCATAGTCGTTATTACAATACTTTATTAAAGATAAAGCATTTTTTTCACTTAAATCAGGCAAATCTCTTTTAATGTACGTTAATAGCACATCATCTGATAAATACGGAAATTCAACAATATTGTGCTTGTTGTTGTGGTAAAACTTACTACCTTTATCTAAGGCATGATATCTAATTATCAATCCTTCTTTACTTTTTTCAAATTCAGATTTAATTGTTGTCCATGCATTTTCAGCTTTTAAAAAAGATACATCTTCATCTATAATATATAGCTTTTTTGATTTATCCAGACTTTTTACTCTGTGCATATTAACAACATCGGATACTGAATCTTTATAAACGATGGATTGATAATTTTTAGCGATCTGATTTATATACAATTCAAGTATCTTTTGCTCTTTGCCGTATAAGATGATATAATGTGGGGCATTGTTATTTGATATACATATCATCAATTCTTGTAATGTCATTTAATCAACCCTTCTTACCATATCTTTTTTCATAGTCAATTCCAGTGTATTCCACTGATTTTGGGACAAGATATACTTTTTCTCTCCATTCTTTTGTGCTGTTTAATCTTATCATTGCACATACCTCATCCCATTCTTTTCTGAATCTTTTTTGTGCCTTCACTTCATCAGACATAGCTCTCATTAAAATAAACCACCTTTCTTTTTCTTTTTTATATTATTATTCCCACACACATGACAAGCTATATTATATAAATATTCTTTATCATGCTTATTAAGCCTATGATATAGGTCAAACCCAGTTGATCCATCAAAATCGTAGAAAACATACCCATACTGGGTTTCCATTATATTTTGATAGTCCGCTTGCATAGCTACCAACTGCCTGCTCAACTCATCATACTGTTTATCTGTGAGCTTATTTGTATTTAATTCATAGTATGCTATGCTATTTAATATGAGTTTACGTTGTAGATACTCAATTTTTGTCTTTGGATCCCATCGTCTCGGAAATACCTGCATATTTTTCCCCTATCTTTTTTACGATCTCAATGTTCGATTCAATCACACACATATAACAAGTCATATTACCTTGCCCAATATAAGGGCATCTATCAAATCTTCCGTTGTCACAACTTAATGGATTTTTCATGCTTTCTTCTAGTTGCTCAATGATTTCATCAATTATCTTCATTTTTTGCCCTCCTCTAGTAATGATACCAGCATACATTCAATGCTTGCTTTTTTATTAACACTCATTCTCTGTAGTTCCTGAGTGCATTTCACAAGATATTTTAAACTATTTTGATCGTATAATTCCGGATGATGTAAAAGCTCTGTCTTAAACATGAGCATAAATAATAAACAATCAATCTTATCTGTTTCTGTGATTTTCGATCTTAGCTTTGTAGTAGCTTTTAATATCTTTGTTCCGCTTTTAGCTTTCAGTCCCTCTATAACATCAAGCACACAATCCTCAGTTCTTTCCAACGCTGCTCTTTCTCGTTTTGTATCGGCTATGTTTGTGGCGTATTGCAAAATAAAGTCATCATCACAAACGCTTCTTAATTCTTTCTGAGAGTAAGGTTCCATTGATATTACTGTTCCTCTGCTCTTGATGGTTCCCAGCATATTATCTATATTTTCAACGGTCATAATGAAATAAGCGTTGTTTGGAGGCTCCTCAACGACTTTAAGAAGTGCATTTTTTGCTTCTGTTCTCATATCATCTGCATTTCTAAAAATATAACAAGTGGGTTCTGTAATTGTATAAGCATTCTCTATTGTTTCCCTTACTTCTGCAATACTGTTTCCCATGATTATTCCTTTTGCATTTATCATTTTTATAATGACTTTTGCAAATGTTAATCTTCCACTTCCTTCGTCTCCCACTATAATAATGAATCTTGGAACAGACTTATTACATCTCCATTTAATAATAGTATTAATATTATTCTTCTGTCCTATCATCATCCAGCACCTCCAATTCACTCTCATATAAAGGATGAAGTAAATTGAGATTATAGCCATATATACTTTTGTTAGGGTCATAATCCTTAAGTAAACAACAATATGGTGCATAATTATCATCTTCGAGGGCTACAACAATATCTCCGGGGTTAAAATTATTCACACTGTCAGCTAATACTCTGCACTTTGTTCCTGCTTTTATCATATTAACTCTCCTTTCCACAATAAATCAAAATAGATAATTCTACTAAAGTTTTAGCATCATTTTCCCATTTAATCTGACTATTCAAAGAAACTACAAAGTCCATAACATCAAATAAACTATTATCAATAAGCTGCTTCAATTCATTCTCAAGTGTAGTAGGTAAGTTAATATAATCAAAATTCTTATATAAAGCATACTTTTCTACTTCAAGAATGAACTTTGCAAAGTCTTTCATAAACTGCTTTACATCTTTGCCGGCATTATATACATCTTCAACTACTTTAATTGAAACCTCTTTTTCCTTTTCTTCTAATGCCGATAAAAATGTTATAAATGTGCTATAATCTTCTGTACCAATCGTTTTTAGAACATTTTCTAATGTTAGATCGTGGGATAATGAAAGGCATTTATCTAATAAGGTAATAGCATCTCTCATACCCCCATTACAAACCTTGGCAATATATTCTAATGCTTCTGGATATCTTATTATATCTCCGATATCTGTTAAATTTGGGTCATTTACATCTTGAGAATTTTCGATTAGGCAAATACGCTCTAATCTTTCCACGATACCTTTATTACTTATTTTCTGAAAATTGTATCTTTGCACTCTGGAAAGGATAGTTGCTGGAATTTTCTGTGGATCCGTTGTGCAGAAAATTAAAATAGTAAATTTAGGCGGTTCTTCAAGTGTCTTTAATAATGCCTGCCATGCTCCATTTGATAATGAATGACACTCATCCACTATAAATATCTTGTACTCCGCATCAAGTGGTTTTCTTTTTGCATCTTCTATAATCTGCCGAACATTATCTACTCCGCTATTACTTGCGGCATCTACCTCAATTGGATTTCCTTTTCCATCATTTATCATATTTGCAAATATTCTTGCAGATGTTGTTTTTCCTGTTCCTGCGGGTCCAGTAAATAAATATCCGTGCTGGAATGTCTTTGTTCTTATTTGATTTTCCAAAATGTCTTTGATGGCAGTTTGTTCTGTCATATCATCAAAAGACTTCGGGCGATATTTTACTGCTAATGATTCTTTTGCCATAATATAAACCTCCATTTAAAATTATTCTTTACACAATTTTCTTAATTCTTTTATAACATCTTCGGTGAATATAGCTAACTGATAATGCCTATCTTCGGAATCCTGTTTAATAATTTGAGCAAAATACCTTGATTCAATCTCTACGAATGTTCTATATTCCTCATCTGTCATATTCCTTATTCTGTCAGCGTTATTCACATCTTTCACCTCTCAATTCTTTCAGTTTTGCCTCGGCTTCGGATTTTGTAAAAAACACTGTTTTTCTAATCTCACTTTCTGCAAAACTTCCTGTAATACTTCCACTTGAATTTGAATAATAAAATATAATTTCCTTATTAGTAGCAGGTTCATCAACATAATCTTCACATTCTCCAAATGAAAAGGCTGTTATTGTATATGCACAAGGTCTACCATAATCATTGCCCCAAATAACATCTCCAATCTTACAAGGCAACTTGATAAGTCTGCCCTGTTCCTCTAAGTCCTCATAATCAGCAAGTTTATTCAAGGCTGATTTGAGTAGATCATCTCCCTCTTTCAGTTGGCAATCATACGACATATGACCATAATTGCATGATGTTCCAATTAAAAGAGTTTGTTTCTTATGTCCTCTCTTCGTTAATCTCTCCATTACTGCTCCTTTCTACCACACAGGGTAATAATTTCCTTTATCATCCACAATCCACCAACCTGTGCTGTAAGTGTTAGTTAGTTGGTCGTAAACTTTTCTTCCTTTAATCATTATTTTCCTCCTTATATCTTAAATACTCTAAAAATTCTTTCTCTGAAATGATATAAAAATTTTCCTGCTTGTCAGGGTCAAATGTAAATGCTAATGCACAGCATTCTTTTCCTTGTTCAAACATCTGCTCCTTCATCTTGTACATCCAATCTTTTTTAATTGTAAAAGTTTCTCTATACACAGTTGGTGTTTTTGCCTCTATAAAGAATTTATCTGTGTGAACATCACCCCCGCCGAACTTTGTTCCCCCGGAATTGCTCTGTACTTTACCTCCAGTTACTTTTGCAATATGCTGTTCCTGTTTATCTGAAAAATATCTAGTTGATTTATATTTGCCATTCAACATATTTGTCCCCCCTCATAGTAATATGATGCACTTAATGGTAATTCTTTATCATGTACGCTTCTTGAATTAAACACAGACACACTATCACTAAACACTGCACAAGATAAACTGTCATACCTGCCATCCCATTCAGCATTATTTTCAGATAAATAACTAAAATATATATCGTGTATGTCTCTTAACTTGCCAAGTATTTCTTTCTCACATTCTTCTCTTTTCATAATCTAAACCTCCTCTAAATAAATAGCTTTTATTGCGTTACGTTGTGAGGATGAATAGTGAATAGAATTTTTAAAACGTGGCACATAGTCTTTCTCCAATACACAAATCGGGATACGATCGTCTTCTAATGCAACTACTATATCTCCCGGTTTAAAAAATCCACGAGGATCAAAATTTACTTTATACTTTTTTCCTTTTACTGTTTTCATTTTACAATCTCCTTTCAAACTTCCCACAACCCAAACTCAGAACCCCAACAGGTTATATCGTCAAAGTTATTTTTTGCTATTATATCATCCATTGTATCATTAAATTCCTGTAAATGATTCTGTATAAATTTCCAATAAACATATACAGAAAAATCAAAATCACCTCTAGGAAATTCAATACCCAAAAGATCTGCTATATTATCAGCTAATAGTATTTGCTTTTCAGATGGACTTCTAATCATATTTCCTCCCATTCTTTTATTGCTGATTTAATTACCCAGCCTTCCCATTTGATATTTCCAATCTGCTGAACAAGTTCATTCCACTTTTCTCTAGCTTCATCCTCACTTTCTATTCTTATAATACCAACTTTTTCAGAACATTCTGGACCTATACCATATAATTTAGATACTGGATTAGTTAATGGTTTTCCACATACAAGACATCTTGCTATAGGTTCTGCTTTGCCTTGTAAGTTCATATAATACATCCCTCTTGTTTCTTTTATAACTTCGCCTTGCATAGTACATAAGGGCATGGGATTTCCATTATTCCATTTATCTTGAAAATCAAAAGTAGATGTTGCTGGTTCTGTCATATACTTTTTAACAGTTATTTTATATAACTTCCCGACTTCCATTTTGTCATTAGGTACATTTTTATATGGTTCCAATCTTTTATTATCATTGTTCTCCTTTCTATTAATGGTAAACTCAAATGATTTACCCTCTTCAAAATCTTGTTCTTTATATCTATGTATTTGACTAAAGATTTCTTTCATATATATTCCATCCCTTGCTTAAAATTTATATAAAACTTCTGCAGATTGCATAATAATTTCATTTTTATCCTGTCCATAACTAGCCCAATCCGATCCCAAAAGAACAACATCACCGAAATAACATTTTGATTCTTCAAGAGCTATATTTAATTTATTCTGAATCTCTTCATCAGTGTCGTTTATGCTGTCTATGTCAAGTTCATAAGCACATGCACCATCAAGTTCAACTGGTTCCTCATCCTCATATGTACTATGGTCTAATTCATAATTCCAATCGTATGAATTTCTTACCTCATCTCCAATGTCATAATTTTCATCATCAGATAAATGTCTGATTCCGAATCTTGTAAAGTCACAATTTCTAATTAGTTTAATTAAATCTGTCATAACATTGACCTCCTTTTGGTTTATCTCTTAACTTGTTTATATTGTAACACATAAAAAGGTAAAATGCAAGTGATTTTTGAAAAATAAATAAAAAAGTTATCCACAATTTAATGTGGATAACTTGTTGATAACTATCTTCTCCCCTGTGTTCTGTCCAGTGCTCCTTTCATGCCACTTCTTGAAACATTTCCCCCAGATTTTGATTGTTTAGCCCTCCAACCATCTTTTGTATTAGATATTGATATAGCTTTTCCTGTTTCCCCACTTGGGAGTATTTTTGTCTTATCCTCAGATGGTGATACATCATAACCACGATTATGCATATCTTTTATTATCTTATCTACTATTAATTTTTTTGCTCTTGCATTCGTTCCATAATTATCAAATTTTCCTGTATCAAAATATTCTTGTACGTCCGTGACAGAAGGAACAACTGTTCCAACCATCGTGGAACCACTAAATGTTTTCAATGAAACCAAATTACCAACATTTTTTAACCCAAATTCTGATTTATAATTATTTTTTACACTAGCAGAACTTCTTCCACCCATAATAATTTCTCCTTTCTTTATTATGTTTATATTGTAACACATAAAAAGGTAAAATGCAAGTGATTTTTGAAAAATTTAATGTGATAAGTAACTTTCTGAACTTGATTTTGATTTCATGTTTGATGAGCCACGTCCGCCCATATACTCAACTCATTTTTTATTATATTATACATTACAGTTTACAAAACTACAAGCAATATTTATAAAATATTTTATCTTTTCGTAGCTCTTTTCCGGGCATCTCAGTAAAATATGAATAGGTTTCAATCTTTCTTCCGCATATTTAGCACAATGTATAAAATTATCAAACACATCTGGATTCTTAATACTCCCTACTGCTGATAGCATAATAACACTACCTTCTGGCATACCATCTAAACACCAGTCTAAACTATCTTTTGTTGACCAATTAAGTGACGGTATAACGGTAATTCCTTGCATTTGACACATTCTAGCAAACCATAAATTCCGATAATGATTGAATCTTTGCAATGGCTCAGGCATATCGACATAAAGGCTAAAATCTGGCATTACAATTCCTTTATATGCTTTTAGTACATCAATATATCTTTGAGGATTATTCCAAATCCGATTGAATAAATAATCTTGTATATAAAAATGTATAAAATAATCCTTATCCTTATTAGATAGAGCATAATTGAAAGGTAATGTTCTCAATCCTCGCCTTGGTATAGATAACGACTTTAAGGGTTCCAATATAGGGAACCCTTTATTCGTAAACTCCATTTCATATGGTGTCTTATACCAATTCAATATATCTTGTCCGTTTAGATAGGCATTACTCTTCATTTAATAATTTCTCCAATTTTGAATAGAAATCTATATAGTTATCATTTTCCTTTAGATACTCAACTAGCTTGGATTTTCCTTGGTATTTGCTTAATATTTCGCCTGTTTCTGTATCAACTAAAGAGAACCACGCTCCTCCTTGCACAACCAATCCCATCTTGATTGCTATGTCTACTGCATCTGATACATAGTCAATTCCTTCCAAATATTTCAAAGTATAAAATCCTACTTTTCTATCGGGTCTGCACACTTTAGATTTCACTAATGCTACATTGACTATATTGCCTGCCGGATTCTCACAAGCCCTTGAAAGATTATTACCTTTTTCATCAATGTAATTTCCTTTTCTAAATTCAAGACGAGTGCTACAACTATGTCTCCAAGCTCTGCCTCCTGTCGTTGTTGTTCCACCATACATACTATTCATATCATCACGAACTTGATTTATTCCTATAAAAGCAGTTTGTGTTTTTGCAAGAATAGGAGTTATTTTCTTACTGAATTCAGTTAGTGCCATACTTACTCCACCATATGTTCTTTCCCCTATCTGCTTTTCATTTGCCTGCATTGATACCATAGCCCCTATAGAATCTAAAATACAAAGGCTTATCTCTCCTGTATCAATCAATTCTATCATTAGATTAAATACTCCTTCTGCCCCCATACTATCCGGGTCAAGGTAGATTATATCTTCACAATTCAACCCCAGCTTAGTTGCCCAGCATGAATCAAAGGTATGCTCAATATCTACAAATAGCACGTTCTTATCCGGAAACATTTTTTGGGCATTTCCTGCTACATCAATAGCAGTAGTTGTCTTTCCACTTCCATCTGCTCCATAAAATTCCGCTATTCTTCCGACCGGGATTCCACCATATGTCATATAGTTTAATCTACATGATGAAAAAGGAATCTTCTGCACTTCCTGAAAATCCACACCTAGCTGAATATTTCCTACTTTCATTTTTTTGTTCAAATCTTTTATAATTAAATCAAGATTACTCATTTTCCATCACTCCAATCTAACCTACAAAGATATGCTCTTAGCTTTTCTATTGCTTCACTCTCTATCATATTATTCCTTTCTTTCTAATAATTCTGGATTGTCAAATTTGTTACCGATTACTTCGATTTCTTTGTTTAAATCCATTAGATGACCTAATGTGCCTCTAGTTCCTCTGTCATTTACTACAAGACTTAACGCACATAAATCGTTGCACCACATAATTTGTGATATTATACTACTCTCTAAGTTCTCATAATAATATACATCAAATTTTACAACATCATTCTCCCAAATCAGCTTGCCGTTCTTGTCTTTTAAGCCTGTGCATTGGCAGATTGTGTCCGGTTGAATTTCAAAAGCAAAAGGTCTACCATCTCTGTTACAGATATAGCACTTACCATTACTACTTGCCAAAAGCCCTCGAACCCAATCTCCTCTATAAGTTTTTGCCTTGAATAAATATCTATCATTCATCGTTCGCCCTCCTGTTCCATGCTTTAACTTCTTTTCTCTCTGCGGCATTATAAGAACCCGCCCATGTTCCACTGCTTCTTCCGTGACAATTATCACAGATAATCTGCACCCAAAATCCTTTATCTTCTCCCGGAATGCGTTCATAATTCATTTCAGCTTTTCCCCCGCAAAACGGACACGGCTTTAATTCTTCGTTCATTCTTCCTCTCTCCTTTCCTGCTCCTTTCTGTTTTTTTACCTTGTTACAATAAAGTTATTGATTAAGTCGTATGGGATATTGTGTTCTCCACTTTCTGCCCCAAATCTGACATAATAGGTAAGCAATCCATCTTTCGTTTTGTAATAATCGCAATAATGTTTTTCTGTTCTTCCATCACGAAATAAAATTTTAATCAGATAACCACTTGTCATGTATATTCTCCTTTCTTAATCGTGCAAGATTTTGACCGTACATCCTATATTTTTATATTCTTCAATGAAGATATCGCTTAAATATAGGTGGCAATCAAAATTATATTTTCCACCAACCACATGACAAAATTTAAGATGTCTTAACATTTATTCTCCTTCACTGTGATTTATATATCTACTGTTTGACAATTCCATTTCTGTAATACGTTTATTCATTACTTTTTTCAAACTATTAAGCATTTCATACCCTGCATCCATACGCAACTTTACTTTCTTATAAGCTCTTGAGTATATAGCAAGTGTCATTGTTTCTGCTTGTGCTATAAGCTCTGCCTGTGCCGTTTTATCTGCAACCGTCTTGCCGGTTGCTTGTTCTCTTGCTTTTGAATACACTTCCTGTCTTATAGCTTTGCAAGTATCTTCTTTAATACCTAAATCTTCTTGTGCAGAACCTGTGAAATAAAGAATATTTGCTAAATCCAATATATGCTTCTCTAGTGTATCATCAGTTAAAGAATTATTCTCTTTCAACTCTAATCTGATAACTGACATTTCTACATCAAGTGGAGTACAATATTTTTCTACAATTTTATCTGATATTTCCTTGATTGTACCGCTTATGTTATCAACTTTTTGCATTATAGATTCAGCAGTTTTTGATTGTTCATCATTTACTTTTATTCCATCTCTACGGCTTGCCATTATAATGCCTCCTTCCATATTCTGCTATTAGTAATGCTTCTGCCATTCCATCGTGGTCTTTTTTACATCTTTCTGTTGCCTTTAGATTCACATTTGGAAATAATCTCTTGCATACTTCAATAGATGTATTTTTGTCAGATGTGCAAGAAAATTCTTTCTTCCATTTTTGAGGTGTAACAAGTTCATAAGGTATTCCATATGCTTTTAATACACCTTGAATAAATCCATAATTCATACCGAAGTTAAATGTACTTGATACCCCTTGCTTAGGCATTGCATGGACGTGTTCAAGATAACATATTACATCATCCTTCCAACCTTGTATATATACAAATCCAAGATTATTTATTAAAACATCATCAGAATACGGATATGCTTCGACATCATTCTTACTATTATCACTTACGCAAGCTATTCCACCATTTTTTCCTGGGTCAATTCCTATATATATCATTCCTACACCTCCAATCTTTCTTTGATTCCAAGCACAACATATCCGTTCTTCATGCCCCATCCATTCATCACAAATGTAATTAGGTATAATTTACCATTGATAACGTGCTGATTTTCCAATCCAGTTTTGTCTATAGCTTGAAACTTAATGTAATCACCCTTCTGATATCCTCTATCATTCTCTCGGATTTCAAAGGTTTTATCTCCTATTACTACTGCATCCGCAAAATCATTTAAGATTTTAAGATTGTGTATTCTCATTCTTGCACCTCCAATAATTCCTGATTGTCAAACTTGTTACCGATAACTTCTACATCCTCTTGATAATCGTAAAGATGCTCTTCTTCAACTCTTCCATCTTCGAGCAATACATTGAAGTAAAAACCTGCTTCGCTTTCATTCCAACCAATGTATCCGCAGCATTCTTCATTCAGGCAATTTACAAGATCATTCTCCCAAATCAAGTTGCCGTTTCTATCTTTCAAGTCAGTGCATTGACAGATTGTGGATGGGTCCACTTCAATCATATTAGGCATATCATTTGTCATCCCCCAGAGAATATATCTCTTTTCCCAAATGCCATACAAATAACCTTGTACCCATTTTCTATTATCAATCCTCTTTGCTTTGAATAAATATCTATTTTCCATCTATCCCACCTGCCTTTATAATCTCGAGTGCTTCTTCTGTAAGCATTTCTTCTGGCTTTCCGTGTAATCTCACACAAGAATTATATTCCTTACTTCTCTGTCTTAATTCCTCCACAACCTTATCTACATCATAGGCGGTTGATTGTTCCATAATTTTTGTTAATATTTTTTTGCCCTCATATCAACAGGAATATGATTTTTTGTGTATAAATAGCTTAAATCTTTGATTAAAGTATCTGCATCAATCAATCTCATATATCAGCCTACCTTTCTGCATATAGATTTATATTTGCACCATCTACAATTACTTGTATCTTCTGTTTTAGGCGGTGCAATCATTCTTTCTACATATCCTTCACATTCTGATATATAATTGCATAACCAGTTTTTCATATCCTGTGTAACTTCAAATACTTCTGGGACTTCAAGTGTGCAGATGTCTCTATTTTCATACATTACAAATGCCTTAGCTAAATCCAAAACAGTACAATAACAAATAACCTGATTATGATGTTGTTCCAAACAATGATTATCTAACTGGTTATATTTGAAAGAAACAACATTCTTGAACTCCCAAAGAAAATCTTCGTTTGTTGAAATTCTTCTTATAATTCCATCACATCTAAAAGATAAGTTTAATGCAGTATCAATCAAATGAGTCTCAGCACCTTGCTTTTCTTTCACGATCAAAGATTTACATTTACCGAACTTCTGCTTTTCTTTCACATACTCTGCAACATCTAAATACTTCCAATCGTATCCCATTTTCTGCATATTCAATAATGCATTTTGTAATGCTTCATGTCTTGCTGTTCCTGTATCTGCCATTCCTGTTGAGTTATATTCTACTGTTTCCGGGTCTTGTGGGGCTTTTGTACGAGTGAAATACATATTTCTCATACAATGCAGGGAAGAAGGTTTATAATAATTACTTCCTTTTCTCCTTCCTTCTTGCTCCATTCTCTCAATACAACTCATAACATCTGCCAGAAACTTCTTATTTGCAGGAAGTTCCGACTTATTGTTGTTTATCAAATTTAATAATCTCCTTGACAACTATTTGCACTCCTTTCTTTTCCAGTAGCCGTATATGCAATAATCACCAGAATCCCAAGTATCATAGTAAATTCCATCCACTACTGCTACACAATGATTTGCCACTCTTAGGAAATAGGTTCCTTCTTTATTTTCCTTTGTAAAACTATCTACAGTTGGTCGCTTTGATCCTTTTTTATTACTTATACCATGATATTCGAAACCATTATCTCTAAGATATGATTCATAGCACTGTTTTCCATTAGGCATACATTGTAATTCTCTTGCATAAGGTAATAACTCTTCAAAAACCTGTAACCATTCTTTTCCTGTGACTTTTGTCAATGCACGAATTACACAATCACCATATTCATCTTTCAAATCTTTTTTATTTGGTTGATAATATCTATATCTGCTTTTTGTCATATTATGTATCCTCCTTTCTATGTATCTGTTATCTTTACTTCTCTTATATTGTAACACATAAAAATATAAAATGCAAGTGGTTTTTGAAAATTTTTTATAAAAAAATATACACCCTATATTTCTATAGGGTGTATAATGTAATTATTCTGCCATGTTCTCTAAATCTTCATCTTCAAGAAGTGCTATAACCTGTGTTACTTTTCCACTTTCGATCTTCAACGCATTTTCATTTCCATAACAGATCTTCACTGTATCGTCCGGGTTCGCCTGTAACTGTTCCTTTAGCATTGGAATATCTACGCAACATACAAATGGTGCAAAGTCCTTGCTTTCTACATAGTTGATTGTCTCTGTTGAAGCGTCCTTCTTACTGTGGATGTTGATACCTTTTCTGCCGAATGTGAAATATGCTCCATTCTTGTCATAAGGTTCAATAAATAACGCAAGTCTATCAATAACGGAAAGAAGTAAATCCTTTGATACTTTACAAGAAGATGTAAATGCTTCGGCAAGATATGCATGTACTTCATTTGCTGGGAAATCTTCAATTCCTTCCATCAATGCCCCATCAATAACAACATCTTCCGTCACGAACTGAATACCTGTTTTTCCGATATAAACTTCAATATCTTCCTTTGTATTTAATGTCAATAACTGCATTTGCTGGGCGGAAATAAGAATAGGTTCGTCATTATCAAACATCTTAAAGCCATTGAATGTGATTACATTTGCATCCGTACTAATAACAGTATCGCCACAATAATAACCAGTCAACGCAGGATTTTCTAATGTCTTTGCAAGTGCTGACTTATTGATATTATAAGCCTGCATAACGCTTGATAACTTTGTATGACAGTCTATTGTCTTATTATCTTTCATTAAATTGATATCTGGGAATGAGATAAGTCCTTCTTCATCTGAAATCAATGGAATCTTATAAGTTCCGTTTGCTTTGACAAAAAGTACATCATCTTTTACAGACAAGTCAATATCTTCCGAAGTTGTTTTTACAATCAACTTTCCAAACTTATCCGCATCTACTGTGATGTCCATATCGTCTCCGGCTACTTTGTCAATGATAATGCATAATGTATTTGTCATGTCTGTTGTAAGCAATCTTAACTTTCCCTCGGATAACTTAATACCAATCATTGAGGTAATAGGAATTAAATTATTGAATCCTGCTCCTTTGATTGCTTTGTTTACTGCGTCTTTCATTCTGCTTGTTACTACTTTCATCTTTTAATCCTCCTTTATTTCAAACTCATTAAAGAGTATGCTTCTTTACGAAGCTCTACATTAGACTCAAATAATCCCCTAATTGTCGCAGTTCTTGTTTTAGCTCCTCTACTCTTAATACCTCTTGCCGTCATACAACTGTGTTCTCCCTCAACAAGAACAAGCACATCCTGGGAACCCGTAGCTGACTGAATAATATCGGCTATGTCAGAACCAATTCTTTCCTGCAACTGTAAACGCTTTCCGACCATATCCGCAATCCGGGCGAACTTGCTCAACCCTAATACCTTTCCATTTGGAATATAAGCAATAGACACACTCATATTATACATCAAAGCTAAATGATGTTCGCAATAGCTGAAAATTGGAATATCCTTTACAACAACAAGATCATTATTATCTGTATCAAAACACTTGCAGAATTTTTCTGCAATTTCATCATTTGTGTAATTCATACCCTCAAATACTTCCTCATACATCTTAGCTACTCTATGAGGTGTATCTACAAGTCCGGGTCTTTCCGGATCATCCCCTAAAGCAATTAAGATTTCTTTTACTGCCTTTTCAATTCTTTTCTTATCAATCATATTACACACCTCTTTCTTCCGGATCCCAAATATATTTATGCATTTGTAATTGAACTTTACAATCATTCAAATCATGATCTAAAATAAAATCTACTATTTCGCTTGCAGGATATCCAAATACAGGGCTAAAATAAATTTGAGACTTAGGTTTATATTTTTCAATTACCTGTGAAGCCTTATATAAATCATCCTTATTACCAACGACAAATTTCAATACATCCTGAGGTCGTAAAGATTCAAACGCTTCTGGATTCATGTGGCTCTCTTCCCCACTGGATGGACATTTATAATCCACAGTAAACCAAACATTCTTCAAATAGTGATAAGAAGAAGGATCTATAGACCCATTTGTTTCAACATTTATATCAAAGATATTCATGTTATTCATCATTATAAGAAGATCTGCCACATATGGATGTACAAGTGGTTCTCCTCCAGTAATTGTGATTGACTTTACACCATAATTCTCAACTTCTTCTATGATTTCATCTAAATACATATCTTTTGCCTTAGATGTATCAAAAGCATAAGAAGTATCACAATATCTGCATCTCAAATTGCATCCTGCTAATCTTACAAATGTGGTGGGTAAGCCCGCCCTCTTACCCTCACCATCAATACTTTTAAAAATTTCCACGACTTTCATATCTAATCCTCCACGTAGGTAGCAATATTTCCTTCACTTTCTTGAACTTCTACCTTCCAACATTTTCCAACTTCACAGATAGAGGAAACTTTTCTGCATATCCACTGTGCAATATTTTCTGCAGTAGGATTGATTGGATATAAAACCTCATTTATACAGGAATGATCTAATAAATCATGTATTTCTTTTTTAATCTTTGTAAAATCAACAATCATACCATATGTTGTAAGTTTTTCTGATTTACAATACACGGTAACTATCCAATTATGTCCGTGTAGTTTCTCGCACTTGCTGTCATAAGGGAGCTCTAAATGATGAGCTCCTGCAATTTCCATTCTTTTTGATACATAATACATTTTTTAATCCTCCTCATATTCAATAGGGTCTTCTACCCCATTGACTTCAAATGCGTGTTTCCTATCAATACAAGTTCCACATCTGCCACAAGCCTTTTCCCCCCCATGATAACAACTCCAAGTCATTTCATAAGGAACATTCAAAGATAATCCGGTTTTAACAACCTCAGCTTTATTCATGTGAATAAGTGGTCGATTGATATGGATTTTTCCATAAGTTCCAATATTTATTGCCTTATCCATAGCATCTGCAAATTCTGGAGAACAATCTGCATATGCTTCACCTGCCGCATCATCTGCATGAGCCCCATAGAACACTTCTACTTCTTCCCCGGGGAAAAGACTATCGGCAAAAGCTGTGGCAATGGATAGTAATAATCCATTTCTAAAAGGTACATAAGTACCAACACGACCCTCACCGTTCTGCTTAATCTGGTCTGCATAACTCATATCCAAGATCTCTTCTTTAGAACCTTTCACAAGAGAACAAACTTCACCTGCATACTTCATAACATTTGAAATATCTTCCTCAATATGTCTTACACCATAATATTCAGCGATCTTCTTTGCACACTGTAATTCTTTATCATGCTTCTGACCATAATATAAAGAAGCTGTTATAACATTTTCTTTACCATACTTATTCACTGCTATTGCCACACAAGTCGTTGAATCTACCCCACCTGAATTTAATACTAATGCTTTCATTAAAATAATCTCCTTTTCATTTTTGATTTCATATACTGAATTTGGTACCCCATCCCAGACAATCCTTTTAATGGTAACTCATACTCTTTGAAATAATCCAATAAATATTTATAATAATTCTCCCCACATAAAAAAATTGCTTTCTGATTTTTAAGATGATTTTCATCAAACTGTTTCTTGACATACCTAGCCCAGCATAAAGATTCTTCACGATTCATGCTATTTAATGTCTTATCATATGGGGAAATAACTGTATTTAAAGACAGTAAACCATATTTTGCCGACAAGATATAAATTGGACAATTAAATGTCTTGGCATAGTCTAAACAAGTTATAAAAAAATTACCTTGATACATATATCGGGCCTCACACTCAATATTATTTTTCTTCTTTCCACATCCAATTAAAACGATCATATAAAATAGATCTCTCCTTTTGATATACTACGATGAATCTGGTTTTTTATTCATAGTGGTTTCCTCACTTTCCTAATTATTAGACCGTAATGCCGATATCCCAGCTATTTGATTATTTGTAAAACATCATCTAATGTGTTACAAATCACCTTTTTATAACTTTTTGTTAAAATATAAGGTACATCCATATTGAATTTATAAGTAAGGTTAGCTTTCAATCTATATTTATCTTTACTTAATGCCAACTGACCAACGGTCTTGATGGAAATCGTCTTGTGTAATCCCTTTACGATAGAAACAGTAAATCCAGCATCCTTCAATCTGTTTAATATTTGTATTAGATCTTCTTTGTCTTCGGAAATTGTTTCCCTTGTAATTTCTTTTTCTTCCTTCACTTCCACCTCTTTCCACCATCTTTTGATTGTTCCGGAAGTATATGTTGTTGTCTCACCTTTTTTAGATCCATTTAAGAATCTAACCTCACATTTTCCATCCTGCTCCTGAATCAATTCAAACTTTGTCTCATTATCCTTCTTTGATAAAAATACTTTCATACTAATCACCTTTTACCTTTCTATGTATCTGTTATCTCTTAACTTGTATATATTGTAACACATAAAAAGGTGAATTGCAAGTGATTTAGAAAAGTTTTTTTCTAAAAGTGAATTTTCTTTCTTTGTTATTTAGTTCCTTCACTTTCTTCTGCATATACAAAGCATTAAACAATATTCGGTTATCCCGATGTTCTGCTAATTCGTCTAAAGTAAACCCAAATTCCTGAATTGTCTTATTAAAATCCTCGATAGCTTTCTTTGGTAAATGACTATAATGATTCTTATCATGAATTTGATTATTTGATACGGCTATATTTCCATAATCACTCATAACATTTCCCATTGCCCCCACCATAATCCAACTTGTACTATCCGCAGAGTATATAGGATATTTCTCTAATAAATCAAAATCCGTCATACCGAAAGCATGAACCTTAATATTTGGATTACTGGATTCCCGGATTGTTCGGAAACATTTCTCAAGGAAAACATCCCTTATCTTAGCAGGCTTTCCAACCATACCACCAAATGCCATATAAGGAATAAGATTTCCATTTTCATCTCTCCATTCTAAAGCCTGTTTTAGAAATTCGATTGGTTCCCCCACATGAAAAGTATATAACAAGGCATCAGGATTTTTTAGTCTTTTTCTCATGAAAAGATAATTATCCCATGTTGATTGTGCCGCTTCCCGAACCTGTTTAGGTGTAGCCCCAAAAACTCTATCTCCAGGGATAACATCCACTTGACCGCAAAGATTTATATCGTCGGATCTTTCGTTCAACCAACTGATGTATTCTTTCACATTTACTTTTGAACCTTTTGTCCATGCACTAAACGCACCAGAATCTATAAATAATTTTCCGGGTTTTATAAAATCTTTCAGTTTATCAAATTGCAATTTACCCTGATCAATATAACTGAAAAGGGCATTGCAGTCAATCTTATCCACACAAGACTCTTCCATCCCTGCTAAATAAAGTTTCATATACTGTTTCACCTCTTCTTTTCCAAATTTATCAGCACCTGCTAAATACAATTCCATATTATTTTTCCAGTCTATTATAGTATCTACAAACTTTTTTTGATAGTCAAAAGAAAGAAGGCGATTTCTTATGATTCCAATATCTAGTTTTCTTTCTCCTGTAAATACATATTCTCCAGCTAAATATAATTCCATTAAATCATCCTCTCTCTCTCTACACGTTCAAAAGATTGTTGTGAACCGGCTAAATATAATTCCATTATTCAATCTCCACTTCTTCACCATACCAGTTGCTTGTGTATGAAATATCACACTTGAACGGAAGTTTAATCAAATGACTAGGTGCTGTTCTCATAAGGTATGAAAGTCTTTCTCCTGCTTCCTTTGCATTTTCAATAGGACATTCTCCTATTACTTCATCATGTACCTGTATCAGCAAATGGAAATCGAGATCTTTCATTCTTTCATCATTATTTATAGCTATCATAGCCAGTTTTGTTATATCTGCCGCTGAACCTTGAACTCTCGCATTTACACATTGTCTTTCCGCCTGTGCTATAAATCCACCATTATCTTTGATCTTAATTCCTTCAGCTAATGCTTTTTGAATTATATCATTTTTCTTCTTCCAGCCAAACGCTTTATCAAGTTGTTTGATGTAAGTGTCTTTTACTTTCTTAGGAACTTCTGTTGATACTTCACTTCCAAATGCCAGCGGGTCAAAATTAGTTACTTTTCCACTATAAGAAAATTCATATCGTTCTAACTGCATATCATGTAAATGTCTACGTCTACCCCATGCGGTGGTTACATATCCTTCAATTCTTGCCATTTCTTGGGAATCTTCGATGAATTGACCGAGTGCAGGGAATGAAGCTATAACCTTATCATATATGGCTTGTGCTTCCTTTGTTGAAACTCCTAGCTGTTCTGCAATTGAAGGAATTTGTCTTCCATACAAAATTCCAAGAACTATGCTTTTAGCTTGTGTTCTTCTTTCTTTTCCAGCCGGATTTACTGTTCCATCTTCTCTAAACTCTTTACACTCTTCATAAGATTTATGAAATGCAAGTGCGGCGATTGTCGCATATATATCCTTGCCGTTTATAAATGCTTCTTGCATTTTTTTATCATCAGATAAATGAGCAGTCACCATTGGTTCTTGCTGGCTGAAATCAGAACCTATAAACACATATCCATCTTGAGATTTAAACATCTGTCTAATATCCTTATTATGGGATGGAATATTCTGTAAATTAGGTTCTTTAGAACTAAAACGTCCTGTCTTAGCGCCATATTGCTTAAACTCCCCATGAACTCTTCCATCCTCAAGAGCAATCTCAGGCATTTTATCAATATATGTGCCAAGTAGTTTATCTACATTCCTCATGGCTAAAATAGTCTCACATAGATTTTTATGCTCACCTTGTGCAAAATGCTTTAAAATATCCTCTCCTGTGCCTCTAGGTGATTTTTTATCCGGACTTGTTAATCCTAAAATATCATAAAACAAAATAGCAAGCTGAGTTGGGCTTGATAATGATATGGGGTTGGATAGCTTATTATTAGGATTTTTCATTTTATAAGTATCAATTTCATCTTTATACATTGCTATTGCGTCATCAGCTTGCTTCTGTCTTTCTTCTCTTATCTTATGATATTTTTCATGTAAATTTTTACATACATCAAAATCTAAGCATACTCCTCTATCTTCCATATCTGCCACAACTGGAATCAACGGCATCTCTATATTCCAGAATACGTTATATGGACCAGATAAAACTCTTCTATTCAAAAGTGTTTTTTGATATTGATATAATTCATATGTCTTTATTGCATCACCCGCCGCATATAAATATGCTGTTGATATTGGAATATTGTCAAATGTTACTCCCTTAAATAATGCGTCAAATGTCAAAGATTCTGTATCTTTACTATTGCAGTATTTAAGATGTAAGTCTTTTAATCTGTGACTCTCTTCTTCGTCTATACAATGAGCGGCAATCTCTGTATCCCAATAAGGCTTGAAATCAATCCCAAGTGTTTTTCTACATATTCTTATATCAAACTTTGCATTATGAAAAATCCATCTAATATCTTTATGAAACTCTTTCATAATCTTTGATACTGTCTGTTCGTCTAACTGGTCTTTAGTTCTTACACCTGTTATATAAGATTTATGATTAATAGGAATATATGCCGCTTTTTGCCCCGGAGTATATAAACATATACCTACCAAATCAACTAATAATGGATTTAATCCTGTTGTTTCTGTGTCTAATGCACATACACCATTTTTTATAATTGACTGTTCATACTCAATCAATTCCTGTTCCGTTCTAATAAGAATATAATCATCCTTATGTACTGCCAATTTCTGATTAGCAATAGCAACTATAGATTGTATTTGAGCGGCTAGATTATTTCCGCCGCTCCTAATACTTGTTCTTGTTGTTACCGTTTTAGATTTTTTGATTATATTCTTATCATTGCTTTTTGGTCTTGCAAATGATAAAGCCATATAATCCCCCCTTATAAAACGATACGCTCCATTACTGCTCTTGCCTCAAGCACTGCAATATAATCTGTCATAGCCTTAATCTGCATATTATATGTGCTTCTTGGACAAGTTGGCTCAAAATTTAATGTTCCTTCATCCCATTTTGTAAGCATTGATTTAAGACCTCTATATCTTGTAACTAACTGATAATACTCAGCTTTAAATCTTTCCTTATAATCGCTACTATTCATCATTTCTACTGTAGCTGACAACTTCATATTACATACCTGCCCTTCTGCTTGTTGCCCTACTTGCTCCTCTTCTTGATGGAAGTGGTTCAGTGTTTCTGCGTCTTACCTGTGTATTGTCCTCATTATCGTTATTATCTGCATCTGGAAAACTTCCTGTGTCAAGGTATTCCTGCATTTCATCAGCTGTCTTGTCCATGATATACCCACCTAAAAACTCAGGCTTTTCGTATTGTGAAATATCAATTGGCTCTTCCGGTGATAACTGTATATCATAAGTTGTTTTCTTATCTCCTTTTTTACCATTTCTGATAATGTCTACTGGTCGCTCTGTCATGTCTCCCCAACGATTTATAAAATTCTTAATCTTTGGAATAAATGTCTTTCCACGATTCCAAATCTTAATCTTGCCATCCTGTTGGTCAACCATTGATAACATCATAATGACTTTTGTTTTAAGTCCTGCCTGACAGAATGGGCATACATCCAATGGGTCATCGTAATTTCTTAAACATGACACCGGACGGAGTTTAGGATTTCCGTTGTCATACGTTCCCACCTGCACTTCATGGCAGTTGAATATATCAACATCTTCCATATCATGCACCAATAACTGAACTGTTGCACAATCCCCATCATTTTCAAGTTTCAAAAACTCTGTGTCTAAATTGTTTCCATACTTGTCTACTTCATCATAATTGATTCTTCCCATACTTTCTTTTTCCTTTCTTTTTTAGTTGTTTTAGCTTTTGAATGAACAACCTCCAGAACATTCACTATAAGTCCATAAACTCAACCACTTATATTCCATTTTGACAGTATTCCCAGCTTTATTTCTGTCATATCCCAATGAACGCATTCCCCTAATATCCGGTCCTTTTTCTTTCGTCTGCCAGGAAACACAGCCCTAGTTGGATTCGAACCAACAAATGCAGGAGTCAAATTCCTGTGCCTTACCTTTTGGCGATAGAGCTATAATATTTGGATTGTATTTCACAGAGTAGTTGCAAAATACAATAACGAATATAGAGGACTCAACCTACTCTATCAAGTCGTATATTCTCCAAATATTTTATAACGTTTGTATCAATTACACAATACACGTCTGTATTCACTCCCTACACTCAACCACTTCCTCATTGATACAAGCTAAAATATATCAATACTACTACATTCGCCTCAACCTACCCCTAATCCTTATATTGATATATTGGTGTTTTTTATGTGTTATCGCCTCACAAATCTGATCATTTTATATTCTTTTTTATTTATTATTTATTAGGGCTTATCTCTTATGCCGTGCGGGCAGATCTGTCTCATGTAAGCATCCTCCTTTTATTATTTTATAAATAGTGTTTTACGTGTTATCGCTTCACATTGTTTTTTTTACTTCTCATTTCTGATTGTGAATAACTCTGTTTCATTTTCATATACTCTAATCAAATAAACTTCATCATTCATACAATCTTCTGCCAATGATTTCAAATCCTCAACAGTTGGATACTCGTTTCTATCAATATCATAACACTCATATTTTTTCTGTGCAGTCGCTTTATTATCAATAATCATTTTTGTCATATCAATCACCTTTTTACCTTTCTATGTGTTTGTTTGTTATCTTTTAACTTGTATATATTGTAACACATAAAAAGGTAAGATGCAAGTGATTTTTGAAAATTTTTTAAAAAATAATTTTGCAATTCAGAAATTCTTCCTGCAAGTCATTTATATCTCGATTATCTGGATATACAAGTTCTTTTATAATTTTTCCATGTACATTCTTTCTAAATCTTTCTGTTGCTTTTCTTCCTGCTTCGTCCGGGTCAAATGCAAGAATATATTCCCTTACCGGTAACTTATTCAATATTTCGTACTGCTTTTGATTTCCAGTACCTATCATAGCCATAGATGGTTTTTCATATTTCCAGCAAGTCAAACAATTCAAGAATGATTCTGTAATATACGCTTTCTTATAGTCTCCAGAGATAAATCTATATCCTTGATATACTGGTTTATCCTTTCCTTTCGGCAATCTGAAAAATTTGCTTTGGACACTTCTTCCTGCAATGAATACACATCTGCCTTCAATGTCTCTAACCGGGAATGTAATTTCTTCTCGTTCTCTATCATATCCTATATCAAACCTTTCTATAATTTCATCAGTCAATCCTCTTTCATACATATAAGGATGAATATATCTATATTTATCTAACTCTTCTTCTGTGATAAAATGTCTATCACTTTGAATGCTATCAACTCTATTAAGGCTGTTATTGATAATGCTCCGATTATTGCTAATATTCCTAACATTAAATCCCTCCATTATATTTGGTCTTGTTTCAATTTCTATTGAATTAAATTTTTTTATTAACCATCTTTTTCCAAACTTACCATCATCTACATATCCAAATAACTCGGATACCATTTCTTCAATAGTTCCACTCCACCCGCAGGCAAAGCAATGACATTTATCAATCTCACCATTTACTCCAAATGATGGCTTGCGTTCTTGTCCATTCTTGTGAAATGGGCAGTTGGTTTGAATATTTTCTCCATTATTTCTAAATATATGAAATCTGTCTATTCCTTTTTGTGCTAATTCAAATTTCAAAACATTAAGAACGGATTGAGTATCAGTTTGGATATATGTGTCTTGTAGTTTTATCATCCTTCTTCCAACTCCCCAAATAATTCCTCATATTTGATTAAATCATACTGCATAAGTAATGATTTAACCTCTGCTTCCTCTAAAACTTTTCCATTATGAACATAATCTGAATCATAAGTCAAAAACCATCTTCCTTTTTGCGTCTTATACAATCTTACATTCTTTCCATATGATATCATCCTTGTTTCAGTAAAAGGCATTTTCCATTCATAAGTATATTTTATCTTTTTGGAAATCAATTCCATCTTATCGGTATCGTATTTAAGATTTTTAATAACAAATATCATCTAGTATTCCTCCTTAAAATAACTTCTTTCTTCCTTTTTCTTTGTCCTTCATTTCTTTTCTAAATTGCAAATACTTTCTTGTATATTCATAACTATCTTTGAATACATTTGTCACTGCTTTATATAATTTTGGCTCGTATTTCTTTATTTTTTCCAATTCGTAAAATAACATATTATGGACCCAACCATAAGGACAACAACAGCAACCTGTCCTTGAAAATCCATAAATCTTATAACAATCACTATGGACAATTCCACAATACTCTTCATATTCTTTCTTATCCTGGTTAGAATACCAGAACAACGGACGATAGTGTGAACAATCACTACCATTATCGGAAAAACAACTAGTGTATTTAGTCGCTCTTATACCGCCTTCTGCTTTTCTTACACCAATAATCATCAAATCTATATTCTGTTCTTTTATTAGTTTATGACTAACATCCTTCTTCGCATAATTACAACATTTTGAAGAAATCTTGAACTGAGGCGGATTACTAATAAGAAACTCTTTCAAAAACATGCTTCTTTCAATATTAAATCTATCGTTTTCTTTTTTGTTGCACCACCACTGGGCAATATGTTTACCATAATTTTCAAGCATATATTCATAAGAATAATCCTTGAAATCAAAACCCTTTTTCTGTAATCTTTCTAAATATTGTGATATATCTTTTGATAAAAAAGGTTGTCCATACTCCTTGCAGGTTACTGGTATTGGCTTTATAGCTCTCTCTCTTTCAATTTTTATTCCATATCTTTTTTCCAAATATTCAAGATGTCTTTTAGTTGCTTCATACTCAAGTCCTGTATCAAACCATACATATCTAACCTTTTTATCAATGTCTACTTTGTAAATAATATCCAGCATTACATCACTATCACTTCCACCTGATATAGAACACATGATATTCTTATAACCTCTGTTGTTTATAATGTTCCATGCTTTGATTATATTATCACGTATTACTTCATTTTTTGGGATGGGTACTGGTTCTTGACTTAAAAATTCTACTAAATCCAATCTAATATTCCTCCTCCTCTTCTTTATCATGATATCTTCGTCTTAATTCTTCTGACTTTTCTTCATCATCCTTTCCTTTTGCAGGTTGTGGGATATAATCAAATGTCCCTCTATCTGTATCCCAAGCATATACCCATTTTATCCCAACTTTCGAATTTCTTGCTTTTACGTCTTGTATTTGCAATCCTTCTTCCTTTTGTTGAATAGAAAGGACAATTGACGCATTATAAGCGATGCCATCACTATCTCTGATATTATCCAGTTGCAAATCTTCATTCTGCACGCCTGCTCTATTTGACTGAACAACTACTAACACTGGGATTTTTAAGTCAATGCTTAGTTGCATTAAATCTTCTGATATGTTAGTCAACTGTGTAGTCTTGTTATCTCCTCTTTGCTGTCTTTCATCTTGCAAATAAGATATACCATCAATAGCGAGTATATCTAATTTGTTCATTTCAACCCAACTTTTCAGTTTTGATACAACAACTTTTTTCCTAAAATCTTTTGGATGTGAAACATAGAATGGAACATCACTTTCTGAAAGTTTATTTATATATCTTTCATAACCCTGCACATCATCCCCTCTATATAATGCCTGTGAAGATATATGCTGATGTACAGTGTCAAATCTAAAGCCTGTTTTACTTGCTGACATTTCAGGTTCAAGCAAGCCTATTCTACACTTGCAAACTTTCCAAGCGTGTTCAAGCATTTTAATGAGTACCCACGATTTACCTTGCCCTGTTCGTGCAAATAAAACAACCAATTCCTCACCCTTATGCCAACCGCCTAAGTCTTCATCTATTTCTTCAAATCCGCTAGGTATAAAGTGTGTATCTTTATTATTCTTTGTTTCCTGCCATTCTTCATATCTTTCTTTGGAACTTGCTATAATGTCAGTGCCCTTGCTTGCTCCGTCAATCTTTAATTCCGGCAACTTTGCTTTAAGATAATCAACTGCGGCATAAGCGTCTGTTTGTAACAGATTAGCCATTTCAGTCAACACTGGAACGGATTGAGAATATAGATATTCTTCTCTAAATGTATTTACAAGATATTCAGTGCTTTCTGATACATTGACCACATCAAAATCCTGGAACTTTTCTATGAATGTTTCTAAATCTGGTACATTTCCATATTCCTGCTTATGTTCCATAATGTAGTCATATTCTTCTTGATACTGGTTGAAATAGTCCCTTGTGATGTCGTTCAAATCTAAGAGAGAAGTATTTTTGTCCTTTAGTACTCGGTTTATAATCTGTAATTCTACCATCAGTATTTACCTCTCTTATCTTCCTCTAAAAATTCTATGCATTCAGAACAATTATATATTCGACTTGCAAGTCTTACTCCCAGCACATCTTCAAGCTGTTCTTTGTTCTTATTGCTTGTGTAAATATTGCTTTTCTTTGAATTGATTCTGTCATCAATGTACTGGAATAATATCTGGTGTTCGTAGTCACTTGCTTTCATTTCTCCTATATCATCCCATATAACAAGATCAACCTCGCTTATAAGATTACACAGCTCTTCAAAGCCTTTTACATCCTGTGAAATTGAACGCTTGCAATTATATAAGAATTTAGGAACGCTTACAAACAATGCTTTGCAATCAAAACAACTCTTATGCCATATCTTATCGAAGTATGAATACATCAATCTAATAGCCCATGTTGTCTTGCCATTTCCGCAGTTTTCTGAATAGATGTATAAGTTATTACCTGATTCTATAAAATTCAAAATTGAGTCAGATTTTGCTTGTAGTTCTTTAAAAGCTTGATAGTCTTTATCCTTGCACGTCAAGGATTTGTAATTCCACAAAGCTTCTGGGAGATTAGATTGCTTGAATAATGAATACATCAATTTATATCGTATGCAGTTCTCAGTACATTTTTCAGTACAAATTCTTTTGTACCAGCAATCATTTATCGTCACTTATATTCTCCTTTTCTTTCATTCTATCTTTACAACCTAATAACGCATTGTATGTTATGGAACAATTTTCAATATGTGATTTTAATTTATTGATTGTTTCATCCAATTCCCAGCTTGCTTGTGCAACCCAGTATCCTTTATCTGGGGTGGCACATATTGGATATCCCTCGTCTCTTAACTTCTGAACTATGTAACGTACATCCCTATCTTTAATCCCAGTATTTTGTGAGATCTTTCGTGATGATATATTACAAGGTCTATCCGGTATAGATAAAAGAACCAAATCTTTTAAATACTGTTCATCTTTCTTTTTATATCCAGCCGTATATGCCATTTTATATTCCTCCTTTTAAAAATGATGAATTGATGGATCATTTCGTTTTACTGCTTCTATAAATTCTTGTCTTTCCTTTTCTGCTTCTTCCATTTCTTCATGTGTTCGCCAAGCCAATTCTTTTGAACATTTACCGTTTCCATTATATGAATTGTTTTTGTTCTGTAACCATTCCGGGTCTATATTCATGTATCCATTATCAAGTGATAACTGAATAGCATTTATCTGAGTTTTTGTATCTACTTTTGCTAGTTTCGTTAAAATTGCATTTACCTTATCATCTGTAACCATTTTATGGTTTTCTAAAAGATTTCTAAAAAACCTACTTAAAAGTTCTATAACTTCATCTTCTAAATCA